ATGCCCAAGAAGAGGGCGACGGGCGCCGCACGCCCGTACCCGTACCGGCAGAAACGCAAGGACGGTTCGTATGTGGAACGGTGGAAGGTGGAGTTGTCGTTGGGCAAGGGGCCCGACGGGAAATACCGCACGAAGCAGATCACCGCGAGCACGTTCCGTGAATGCGAACGCAAGCTCAAGGAGGCTCGTGAACGCCTCAACCGCACAGGTCGTGTCGAAGCCCATACGGGCGGGTTGGTGAGGGACTACACGGCCATGTTCATCAGGGACGTGGAGCACCGGTTGGCGCCGGGCACGGTGAAGCAGTACAAGCGGGCCGCATGGTACATCGACAAGCGGATAGGCGACATGAACGCAAGCGATGTGTTGGTGAGCACGGCGCGCATGGTGCAGGACGCGCCTGACCGGCCGAGCCCCGCCGTGCGTACGGTGTTGTCGCAATCGTTGGATTACGCGGTTGAGGATGGTGTGCTCGCGTCGAACCCGTCGCGTGCGGTGCCGCCGAAACGCAAGGCGCGTGGCGTGGTTGAGGCGAGCGGGCGGCGTGCGTTCAGCGTTCCGGAGTTGCAGAGCATGTTGATGGTGTCCTCCGGTTGGGAACTGCCGGTTGCGGCGCGCATGTGGTTCCGCATGTTGACGGGCATGCGCCAGGGTGAGATATTGGGCGCCACGATCGACGGTTTGCGTTTGGACGGGCCGACGCCCTCGTATACGGTCGCGTGGTCGTTGACGGAGGTCTTGCGCGCCCATGGGTGCGGGGTGAAGGTGAATGGGGTGTGGCCGTGCGGCATGAAGCAGGGCGCGAAATGCCCGCAAGCGCGTTGGCTGGTGCCTGACGGGCTTCCCATGCGTCATATACAGGGCAAACTATGGTTGAAGCCTCCCAAGTCGGGTAAGCCGCGTGTGGTGCCGTTGTGGCCGCAACTGGTGGCCGTGTTGCAACGCTATATGGATTACACGGCTGGCTGGGGGAACCCGCATGGCCTGTTGTGGCGGCATGAGGACGGTTCCCCGGTGACAACACAGGAAGACAACACTGATTTCAAACGCCTGCTCTCCGAGTGCGGCATGAACCCGGCTGAGCATACCGGCCATGAGACCAGGTATTCCGCCGTGACCCTGTTGCGCCGTGCGGGTGTGGATACGAAGACGGTGCTTGAGATCGTCGGGCATACCACGATGGCTGTGGATGACATCTATCGTACGGTGGATATGGAGGAGAAGGCCGAGGCGATGAACGAACTGGGTGAATCCTTGCAGTTGCCGAAGGGGTTGCTTCCCGGTGCGGGTGAATGATGTTGGTTTTCAATTCCCTCGATTTCGACCGAATTGGAAGACGGCCTTTCTTTAGATTTTCTTTATCTTACTTATGTATTACTTTATAAGACATATGTGAGTTAACCTGATTTCAAATACTTCAACATGCCGCCAAGGTGTACAGAAGTTTATCTGGTATGGTATATTCAGGTTATGGAAACGCCCCGCCTTCTAGCGACCAAACTCTAAGACGGGGCATGGAAAGCGATTAGCTTCCATGTCCAACTATAGCAGTCGGCATGGAGGCGGAAAGATGGCACACATGTCATACCAGAACGTTGACCTTGTAAACAAGGTGTCAAGCGAAGGACGCCTGCTCAAGCCACGCGGCACCAACGTCACCACCGATAGCTTCGTCAAATGCGTGCTGACCGACATGGCGCAAGTATCAATGCAGTGGCCGCCGACCGAGAAGATGAAACGCAATCATACGCCGGCACGGCTCTACACCGGGGGCTGGAGCACGATAGCCGACATCGAGGGCATGACGCTGCTACCCAAGGAAATCCTGTTCGAATGCACCGAGGAACAAGTGGAGGCAGAGCGTGAAAAGCGGCAGCGCACAGCCAAGGCACGAATAGTCAAGGCATGGGCGTTCCTTAAGGAACGCGGTCTCATCAAACAGCTCTACCCGCAGAGCTTGGGCAAGAACGCCGGATACCTGCTATTGATCGGTGACGCTGAAGAAAACCGCGAAGTCGAGGACTGGGCATGGAAATGCATCGAATGGAAAGGAGGAGCCTGACACGACCACGCGCCAACAAGCGCACAGGCAACCGCAAATGACAAACAAAGGAGACTGATAGGATGCTGTATTCCAAGGAGGAGCTGGCGGCAAAATTCGCATGCGATCCACAGCGGGTCGCCATATACATGTGCCGCACCGTCAAATTCGATGAACCAATCGTGGTCTACTATGACGAATACAGGGAGGAATTGAGTTTCTATACCATACCACAACTGACGATCCCCGGAGAGCAACAGTTATACTGGGCAGGCAACAACTATTCCGGGGAACCATTCTTTAGTAAGAAACTCAACAAACCATCAAAGGACTGGTTGACCGTGCTCGGTGCCATTGCGAAAGCGGTGAACGACGGCGTTCCGGCGGAAGAGGCCGAAGAGGTCGCCTTGAGGATTCTCGACCATTTCCGTGTACCGCTTGGCGGTTCAACGGAATTCCGCATACAGGTGGACACGTACCTGTACGCGGTCAAACCAGAAAAGGAAAGATGATGCAGTGGTTTACGTCTGATTTGCATTTCGCGCACCCGCATGTGGCGAAACTGCGCGGGTTCGGGGATTACCGGGAGCATGACGAGACGATCATCAGGAACCTCAACGAGATGGTGGCGCCTGACGATGACCTATACGTGCTCGGGGACATCTCCAGCGGCAGCAAAGACAGCCTCGACGAAGCCCTACGCCTATTGCACAGGTTGAACGTTGGGCGCACCCACCGTGTTCTCATATTGGGCAACCATGATACGACACGGCTCGAAGCCGGGAAAACACGCAAGTTCTTCGCTGAGTTCGGGCAGGTCGCCATGCGCGGCAGCGCAACCATACACGGGTACGGGAACGTGCTGCTCAGCCACTACCCATACGCGAATCATCTGGACGACGCCCCACACGACGGGTTGAGTACGAATGCCACGTCAAGCCGATTCCAACACCTCGCCATACCGCCAGACGGGAAAACACTGCTGCACGGCCACACGCATGCAACCATACCCGACGAGTTCAACGACCCATGGCAGATCAACGTGGGCCTCGATGCGTGGGAACTGCATCCGGTATCGGAAGAGCAGATACGCAGACTACTGCCACGGAACGGCTACATCTATTGACCACTACCTGTAGCCGATGAATCCTATGGCGACATTTCTCGATCCAAGTGTGTTTTCGCTGCACGAGCATCTCATGAAACATGCCGTGGAACACGAAATGAGGGCATAGATACCATTTTCGCTGCACGATTGCGTCATGAAACGCCAATAAGGACACATGCAAACCGATTCTGGGCATGTTCCAGGTATGGTAAAATCAAACCAGCTCGTCTACCTAGTCGTAGAAGGAGTTTCCTAGGCCGCTGCGGCGGCCTCTGCTTTTTATACGCCATATGATAGAATCACCTATAACAGTAGCCCCGCATGCCTCTGCCAAACCGGCAAGCACAACCCGCGGGGTTCTTCTTTTGCTATGATCGAATCTGTTGAAACCCATCAATGCCCCACGGGGCACACTACGATGGGACTTTACATACAAATGAGCGCCGCCAACCCAACCGGGTTAGTGGCGCTCACTCGCGTTTTCACTGGAAAAGGGGATAACCCCCATCACGTATACGGATTATAGCAGAGCAGCTACAGTTTCTCGATACGAATCCTCGTCTGCGAGTTCAAATCATCGCTCTCCCCGAAGAACTTGATCCTCCAAGACCAACGATACCCACCGTAATCAGTGGAACTGCTATACACCGATTCGTCATGATCCATGTATTCCGAATACGCGGTGACTGTGCTTTCATTGTACTTCTGCTCCACAGTCGGCGGCATGGTTTGTTGCACGCATTGCACGGTGTCATTGTATTCGTGGAAGTTCCACCATGTGTACTCAAGCATTGTGTCGTTTTGTGGGAGAACCCCGCACTTGGCTTTTACCTTGGCGACATAATCCACGGATTGTTCCGTAGGTGATGCGTTGAACTTCACGCTAAGCCCGCCGCAAGCGCCTCCCATGAGCGCCAAGGCGACAGCCAGTGTGGTGGCGGTGATGGTTTTTAGTATGCGTCCACGCATGGGAGTTCCCTTCTCTTTGTTCCGATTAGTGTCGGTATGACATATTTCTGGTAGTCGATGATGATGTCGGGATTGACACCCAGATCATTCGCCATCAAAAACATGTCACCCTCGTACATGAGTTCCGCCTGACGGTAGTCTTCGGCGCGTATGAGGGTGCTTGCGGTGAGTTTTCTTGTGGCGCGTTCACGTTTCGCACCATATGGTGGTTGTGAATCATCGTCGAACACCCAATGCCCGAGTTCGTGTATAAGGGTGCATTTCTTATCGTCCAGGGTCATCGAACGGTCGATGGTGATTGCTTCGAGCTGTGAGTCGTAGCACCCCATGAGTCGCCCATTGAGTACCGTTGATTGCACGACAAGCGACGGTGCGAGCTGGTATAAGGCCATGCGCATTCGCCCGTACGTTTTCTCGCGCACGGCCTTGTCAAAGATGCGCCGACGTTCAAGCAATACCGTCGTCTTCCTCATGACGCTTGCCCCCCTCCATTGCAGCCAACCCGTATTCCGCCGCGTGCTGCGCACGCTCAAGGGCGAGCTTCGCACGATCTTCAATGGACAGTTCGGATTGCATGTGCGCGTCTGCCATCTTTGCCGCTTCATACATAAGAAGTGTCGGGTCGGTATTAATGACTTTACAGATGCGGTATATGTCGTTTGTTGTGAATGGTGATGTTCCGCGGGTTCGCTTGTAGAAGTAGTCCGCTGACATTTCCGCTGCGGTGAACACGTCTTTTTGAGACATGCCGGAATCATGTATCGCTTCTGTCACGCATTCAACGACCGCTTTGCTGAATGGATCGTTTGCTTGTGCTGCTACTCGTCCCATACCGTGATATTAACGCAAATACGTAGTTCGACACGCCGTAAAACCATTGATTTTCAATGTTTGACTACGCATATGCGTAGCTCAAGTACGTCCTCGACTTGACAAGTGATACGTAATTACGTAGTCTGTAACCATGAACAAGCAAATCGATCCAGCAAGCAGCGGAATCGCAGACGCGGTCCGCGCGGAAGCCGCAAGGGCACACATGGACATCAATGAACTAGCAGCGGTTATTGGTCGTTCACAGTCATATACATATGACCGTTTGTCTGGTCGGAAAGCGTTCAACACTGAAGACCTCAGCAAAATCGCGGCAGCGCTACACATGCCACTTACCATGCTGTTCGACAGTTACATGTTGGGCGAGCGAATACGTGAACACGAGAAACATGTGAAGGCTGCCTAACAGACTTGCACCAGCCATTATAGGCTCGATACCCAAGCGATAATCGCTGGTGCATTAATTCTTGACGACAGCCGAGTAGACCACGATACCCATGGCGAGGTTCGCTGTCGTCACCATTCCTGCGGAGACCAATCCAATACCGATACCCAAAGGTCGCTCGTCTCCGCGTCATCTTTGAGCAGGCCAAGCCACCGACGATACCCAGGTAAATACCGCTTGCTCTCATTCTCGGAAGGAACCCTAATGTTCTACTTGTACACGCGGTTACGCGAATGATGACTTGAGGCAGCCAAGTATTGATCGATGCCCATTGCCTGAACTCTGCCTCTTTGATTCCTGCGGCAAACCAGAAGAAAGCCGATACCCACGCTTCGCCCGTTTGCCGCTCTTGTTCCTGGGGGAACCAGCGCGATCACGATACCCAGAAGCCAGTCGTTCCCTCATTGTTCTTGGAGCCAACCAAAAAAGATTCGATACCCAAAGCGGCCACGTTGGCTCCCTTAGTTTTCAGCGCAAACCACGAAGCTGACGATACCCAGATAAACCTCGTTTGCGCTGTGTTTCTGTCCAGATAACCAAACTGGCGGCGGGTTGGCTGCCACCAATCCACCGCCCTAAGAATCACAGGAGAATCCGATGACCACCAATACTAACACAATCCCGTCGATAAGGGAATTGACCGCCCAGGCATTCAAGGATGGTTGCTCGCAAACCAAGGACGCTTGCGAGTACGTCCGGGCTCGTATCGAACGGTTCAACCACGAGGAACTCGTGAACGTGGTCGTGCAGATGCTACCCACGTTCATTCCGGTCGCGCGCAGTGGTATGAGGCACGGGAGCGTCATGCCGGTGCAGCCGCGTCGCACCCAAGGCGTGAGCCGCGTGCAACTCTACCGTGACAGTTGGGAACGCAAGAAAGAAGACCAGTTGTTCATCAACGGGATCATCAAACGGTTCGGTGACTGCACCCGAGACGACCTGTTCCAGTACGCGGATTACTTGGACGAGAAAGCCGAGGAGATTCACCAGTCGGCCGACTACTATCGCACCATCGCAGACCGGCTCGACGCCGGACAGAAGGTGGACTCGTTGGAAAGCGAGGCCATGTGATGACCGCGAACGAAAAGACTTGCGCAAGTCAGAGTGCCGACGATACCCATGACAGCTTCGCTTGCGCACCAACACTTGACAGCACCCATCCTGCTCACGATACCCAATTCAAATGCGGTGCTGTCACCAATCTTGCCGGAAACCAGCATCACGACGATACCCATACCGCGAGCGTTTCCGGCGTTGCTGTGGTAGGCGCAGACGAGACCACTCATGGAGCGATACCCAGAGAAAACACGTCTCGTCTGGCCTATCCCATTGCTGACCCCATGCTATTCACCCTCGCGCAAACACTCCAGGATTACGAGACGCTGCGTATCGCGGAGGAACACCGGTTGCGTATCTTCTCAACGCCTTCCGACGTGCCCGACGAGGACGGTGTATGCCGTGGCTTCGGTTACGCGGAGGATTCCAATGAAGTGCAGGTCGTCAAAGGGTTGATCGACCCGTTGAAGGACTTGGAACACCGCACGGTGCTCTCATTGCAGAAGCGTATGCGCGTGAACCCGATCTGGCCGTATTTCAAAGATGTGAAAGGTGTCGGTGAGAAAACACTGGCGAGGCTCATGGCGTGCATCGGGGACCCATACTTGCGCCCATTGGACGATGGTTCGTATGAGCCGCGCACAGTGAGTCAATTGTGGGCGTACTGCGGTATGCACACTATGCCGAACAAGGATGGTGGGATCATCGCGGCGAAACGCATGAAGGGCGTGCAGGCGAACTGGAACACGGAGGCGAAAACCAGACTGTTCCTCTTGTCGCAAGGATTGCTCAGGCAGGGGATTCGCAAGGACAAGGACGGCAACCAGTTTGCGGTAACACCTTACGGCCAGTTGTATCTCGACCGTCGTGCCCACACCGCTGTGACACACCCTGAATGGAATCCTGGTCACGGGTTGAACGACGCGCTCAGGATCATGGGCAAGGAACTGCTCAAACAGTTGTGGCGTGCCGCCCGTGAAATCCATACGGGCATTCCCATGGACGTGGACACGTCCAAAGTCAACGAACTCGAAGAAACCGCATGAAAGGAGACAAGCAATGCTTGACCGTATCAATGCCGCTAATGATACAACCTATCATTTAGCAGCCCGGAAACCGCTGGTTTCGCGTGTGTTCCGTGTTCTTATTGATACTTTCTATAAGTTTCGGCACGCATTGGCGGCTGTTGGCGCGCTCGTAATCATGTTGTTGATGGTTTGTGGTCCTGGTGCGTGCCGTCACCCACTGTTCTACGTGTTGGGCTGGTTCATTTATATCCCTTTGGGTGTGTTCGCGTGCATGCCTCTGATTGACCGTATCGGTGTGGCGGTGGATCGTATGGAGGAGGCGGAGCGTCATGGCTGAGTATGACGTTACGGTTACCCGGTCGCGGGTGACGCGGGAGACGTTCACGTTGACGGTTCGTGATGGTGAACCGGGGCCGACCATGGTTGCTGCCATTGCTGACATCAAGGCCGGCAGGTTCGATGACGATGTGTGGGAGCGTGAGACGCTGCACGAGGTCGTGGAAGTCGAGGATGTTGTTCCAGCCGACGACTACGAGGGTGGTGAGTCTGTTGAGTACTGATTACTTGGCGGAGTTCCTGTTCGGCCCGTATGAGGGTTGGCAACGGTTCGATGGTTCGCATAGTGAATTGTTGACCCGGATGCGGCCGGGGGACACGGTGATGATCGGCCGATTGGACCCGCCCCGACAAGTGTATGTGCTTGACGACGTGCTCGTCGAGGATGCGAAGGTCACGTCTGACGGCGGGTATTTCACGGTGGATTCCAAACGGCATCGGCTGGTGTGGCCGCTTCGTTTGCCGATACGTCCGAAAGAGGATGATTGGCGGATTCTCACCCTGTTCAAACCACCCGTAGAGCAGCAATAACTCTTGTGGGGTTGGCAACCCGATACACGGGCGTTTAGGTAGTCTCCCAACCCCACACCACACACATATATATAAGGAAAGAAACACGATTATGGAAACCATCACCGATACGACACAACGATTCACCGAGGACGATTTGGCGCGCATGCTGGTCGAGTTCGAGAAACACGTCAACCTGTACCAGTTCCTCGCGGACAGGTTATGCAATCTCTTGGATTCCGACCATGAGGATAAGGAATGCGATGCGGCGCATCTGTGCAGGCATTGCGAAAACGAATCAACGGAAATAGAGCGTCTTGGTGAGTTGATTGGTGCAATCGCCATGCAAGTGTGCGCAACTGATGGCAATTGGTGTGAGGTTCTTGAACCGGATGATTCATGGAGCGTCCAGCATAAACGGTACGCCACACTACTTGACCAGCATTTGTCCACGTACAAGCTCGTGCAGTCGAAGATGCTCCAGTTCATCGTCAGCAACAACGAGTTGAAGACCATGGAGGACTTCGCGAACGGGAAGGAACTGTGAATGGCGTCGTTTTATGAGAAGCAGATCATGAGCATCAATGAGGCTGCGGCGTACATGAACATGAGTGTGGATGCGTTCAAGGAGGACTTCGGGCACGTTATCACGTATCCGCCGCATGCGCGCAGTAATCAGGGGCATGTCAACCTTGTCGATTTGGTTGACGCGCAGCGGGAGCAGCCTCACACGCCGCAGAAGAAGTAACCCTCTCGTGTGGCCGTCGCAGGTTTGCCCCAAGCACAACACCGCCCGTATGGGGGTGTCGAAAGCTGGAGCCGGTTCGATTCCGGTGCGGCCAACCATGGGGGTGGGGTGTGAACGTCACACCTTGACCGGGTTCTGGACAGGTCATCCCGGTTAGTGGTGAGCGATGGGCGTGCAACACCCAACCTCAGCGGGTGTGCGGTTCTGCCTACTCCAAGGGATCGTCAACATTCCCGGCATCCTATCCCCGCACATTGTTAAGGAGATTCAAGTGGTTTGTGACATGCCGGCTGACGCGTTCAACAGGTTGTACGCGCATTTCTGCCGCTACCCGTCATTCAGGGACGAACTCTTCCGTTCTGATCCGGTGATGTACGAGCGGCTGTCACGAATCACCCTCCCCGCCAAACCAACCAGAAAGAAGAAGAAATGAGCCAACGCACTAGGAAACCCTACGACTGGAAACAGCAGGGTGAGCTCGCCAACATCATCGACAAGATGCTCTGTCGAGCCGCGACCCGCCCAGGAAGCCTGCAACACAACCTTATCCAAGCCGGCGCCGAGTTGAACGTGAAAGTGACCAGAATCCCATGAACGAGACACTACCAGTGATGGGCGTATGCAAGCAGTGTGGCGCCTTGCGTCACTTGCACGCGAAATGCATGTGTCACCGCTGCTATCTGGCATGGTGGAGACACCAACGGCAGGGCACATGCCCGCAGTGCGGGCAACAAGGCTTGATCTACAAGGCCACTGGGCAATGCGAATCCTGTTACAAGCGTGTCTGGTACCAGCAGCACAAGCGGCAGGGTGAATGCCGTGAATGTGGTCGTCGTATGCGCATCCAACTCAAAGGCTTGTGCGGAACCTGTTACCGCAAGTCCATCAGCGCGTATGGCAAATGCGCGCAGTGCGGCGAACAGAAACTATTGCCGTTCGCGAACAAGACCGTGTGCGCCGCATGCGCGTCAAAACTCCAACGCAACAAACCACAACCAATCAAGGAAGGAATCCTCAAATGAGAACCCGAATCAGCAAACACGGCAAATACGAGATCATGGAAGGCGTCGAACGGGAAGTGGGCGACATGCTGCAACCCGGCGATTTGTTGACCGCGAACTCCGTTGAGGGCGCTTCTATCACAGTCGAGGTCATCACCCGTTTAAAGGATCGTGAACAGTACGACGAGTTTAAGGACAAGCTGACACTGCTCGACCGCCTGACAGTCAACATGTTCGTCGTGGCGGGGCGTGAACAGGTGTTCTTCGACGATAACCCGTACGTCGTCAAAGCGGGCGTCACGTATACGCTGTGGACGCCCGCCGGTGACCCTAAGGACGCTGAAGCCCCGGTGAAGATCAAACGCCGAATCAAGCAAGACACCGGTATTGTCGCGGACACCGTGCAGGCGGGGAGTATTCACGCCGACAGCATCAATGGCGCCAAGAAGGTGGAAGAGGCAGCGCCGAAGGTTCCAACCGAACCGGGCCTGTACAGGGACAATCAAGGCGACTATGTGCTGTTCCATCGCCATGTAGACTCGCCCACACTGCTATACACATACTTCACTCTTGGCGGGGAAGTGTGCGTGTGGCATGAAACGGTGGAAGCGGAATATTCCGGGATGCTCCTTGGCGCCGCTCCGTTCGCTCGTGTCACCGCCATCAAGGATGTCGAGGTGGAGCAATGAGCAAGAAGATGAAGCAAGATGCGCTTGTTCCTGACGAGTTGACGCCTGATATGACGCTCATGTTGATTCCGGCGGCGACTTCGTTGCAGAAGGCGTGCGCCACGTATTTGACGAAGGTGCGCATGCTGATGGAAACACGTGACAAGGATTCGTGGCGGGAGAAGTGGCCGGACGCTGAAATGAACGAATGCGTCGAGGTCGTGTACGACACGGCCGACATGGCGCAACGCATGCTGAAAACAGCGCAGGCGATCTCCACGATGCTGGTCACCCCGTTGAACAGTCACGAGGTCGTCCTGTTGGACGAGTTGCGGCGCAGTCTCGAACCCGACGACGTGGACATGGACACGGGTGAACTCCGGTGAAAGACAGTAACGAACGCCCGTTGCCCAGTGATGTGCCAGTGGAGGACACGCTGACGATCAGTGAGTTCCTCCACTCGGTACACCACCCGCAAGAGGACATGACGCGCGCGACGATCCGGTTCGGACAGTACGCGTTCAACCAATACCGCAAAACATACGGTCGGCCACCGTATACGCGGCGCATCAACGGCAACGGGCCCGTCAAAGTCTACCTAGACCCGATCGAATACATCTTCCTGTCCCGCACATACGAACAGTGGCGGCGCAGGCAACAAGGAAAGGAACACGCATGAACCTGCTGGAAGAGACCCTGAGTGACATCGAAAATTGTGGGTATGCGACTGGCGACGTGCTGTACGTCGGCGGTGAGGACGGCCGGGTGCAGATGACGTGGGAGCAAGCCGAACCCATTTTGGACGTCGACTACAACGATGATTATGGCTTGGCCGAGATCGTGGAAGACCTGTGCGTCCGCTTCAAGGACGGAGCGATGCTGATACGCCATGAGTACGACGGCAAGGAATGGTGGCGGTTCGTCCCAGCCCCGGCCAAGCATGGCGTCCCGTTCAAAATCGTGAAAAGCGAATGCGGGAGTCTCGCCGATGTCAACTATCCGATGGGAATCCCCGACACCAAGGAGGAAGCGTGAGCAGCACGGTCGAATACGTGGAAGTCTACCCGGACGGACACGAAGTCGTACACCACAACTATCCGCTGAGAATGGTTACCCGCACATGGAGTGACGACGAACTCACCTATGAACTGGCTGACACGAGTAACAATGCCGAGCCGAAGACCTTAATCATGTCCGGCAAAGGTGTTCCCGATATTGAAGACACTCTGCACTTCACGATTGGAACAACTATGTTCCCCGGAGTTTCTAAAACAACACGCGCTGATTACTGTCTCACGAAAATCGTGCACCATGTCGGGCATCCAGACCCACCAACAACGGGTTTGTGGCTTGACCGTGAGAACAACGTGGTGTGGTTCGACTACCTGCACAAGTATTACACGCTCATCGCTGACAGTGGCTGCGACTACATGAATGGCCTCGACTATACGCCGAAACCACCATTCAAACCCCTTATCACCGCAACGGAAATCATCAACAAACAGGAGGAAGCATGATTGTCAGCAAGGAAAAAATAGCCAACGGGAAAAAGTACATCTATTACTCAGGCCGCCACGACGAGCTGCGCGACATGCTCAAAGAAGGTGACCTCGCAACCCTGCTCATGCAGAACGAGGACAACACGGAAAACATCAAAATAAGCGGCGTGGTCAAACACATAGGCGATATCGGCGTGCATATGAGCGTATGCGGTTCCTCCAAGGTGCTCATCATCGAGGGTGACTGTTGCTATAAGGTCACGTCCATCAAACGCCCCGTGGAGAACATGCTGCCGGATTCACCCGGCCCATGGTTCGACAAGAACCTAGACACGTGGATCGTGGACGACGCCCTCAACGCGATACGCGTCACCGATGGTGAAACATGGCTGACTGACCTATGGAAACAATCTCCAGATTCATACAGCAGTTTCGCCCCATTCAAGAAAATCGACGTCATCAAGGAGAAGGTATCCAATGAGCAAGCGTAGCAACGAACTCGACGAGTACGTGGACAACCTCACCCCAAGTGAGCTCGGGCAAGCGTTGGCGGTCGTGAAGAACATCACCACACACTTGAAACCATTGGAAACCGCTTTACGCAACCGGTACACGAACGAGTTCAGCCAAGCGGACGACACGAGTGTAAGCGTGGATGGGCAACCGGTCGCGAAACTCACCATGACCCGTGAAGGAAAAGGCCGTTATGTCGTCAAGGACATGGAAGCATACGGGGCGATCTTGCACGACATCAACGCTGAACTGGACGGCGGTTATCCAGCCGTGGAAGAGAAGTGGATGCCGAAACCAGAAGCATGCACCGACAAATACTTGGACGCGTTGATTCGCGCACATGGTGGGGAAGTGCCGGCCGGGGTCGAATACAAGGAGGGGCGGGCCGCGACCGTGGTCGTCTCCCTCACCAACCGTGACGGGTTCCCCATCACCCTCAACCAACTCAACCAGACACTGCTCAAGGAGATCGAAGCATGAGCGGCTACTACTCGGATGACGCTGACATACCGATCACCATCGCTCTCACCATCATAGACAAGGGAATGGGCTTGAACGTCCTCACCCGACGCATGGTATTCGACAAAGACGGCGCACTCAAAGACAACCGTTACGTGTTGGGCAAAAACATTGATTGCGACGCCGAAACCATCCGCCTCTTGAAGGACACGTTGAGGGGCATGGAAGCGGAACTGAACCATCTACTGCGCAAAACCAAGGAGGAAGCATGAGCCAGGAAATCATGCCGACACAGTTCGGTACCGAACAAATGAACATGGCGCTCACCCAAATGCAGCAACTCGCGGGCGTTATCAGCAAAGCGAACGGTATGATCCCAGCCGCTTTCGAAGGCAAGGAGAACAACATCTTCCTTGCCATGCAATACGGCGCATCAGTTGGGCTGAATCCAATCGCATCATTGCAGAACATCAACGTCATCAAAGGCAAACCATCATTCAGCGGCCAAACCTACGCTGGTTTGGTTCGCCTCGCGGGCCATACGTTGCGTATAGAACGTGACGAGAAGAACATGCGCGCCAAGTGCACGATCATCCGCAAGGACGACCCCGACCACCCTACCGTGACCGTGTTCACCATGGCTGATGCGGAACGTGCCGGGCTGACAAGCAACCCAAGCTATAAGAAGTATCCGATGCAGATGCTCACATGGCGTGCGGTCACGGATTGTGCGCGTAACGCCTGCTCCGAACTGTTCCTTGGTGTAGGCGGCGCCTACACGTCGGATGAACTCTCGGACGATGTTCGAGATGATGAGGTCGCCTCGATTGAAGCGACCGTGGTCGAAGACGATGATGCGTGGCCTGAAAGCAAGGTGGAACTCGTCAACCGTATCGACCGGATCATCGACCAGCTCGGCTATCAGGGACGCACCCATATGCGCGTCTACGAGTTGTTGCATGAAGCGCCGGTAACTGACCCGCTCGTGGATATTGACGAAAGCGAACTCGCCATGTGGTGCGAGGCCGGCGACGAGTTCCTCACCACTCGCATTCAAACCCTCGTGCAGCAAGCCAAAGAACGCAAAGCAAACCATGAAGAACCTCAGACAACCACAGAAGGAAAGCAGGAAAAGTAAATGGCTGGCGAAACGATCATCACCATCATCGGGAACCTGACGAAAGACCCGGAACTGAAGACGATTGGCAATGGCAACACAGTCGCCAATTTCGCGATTGCGAGCAACACCCGCCAGTTCAACCGCAACACGAACCAGTGGGAGAACGGAGACACGCTGTTCCTCAACTGCTCCGCGTGGGATTCGCAGACCACCACGTTGGCGAGCAACATTGCCGCATCGCTCCATAAGGGCATGACGGTCATCGCTCAAGGCCGTCTCATGCAGCGTTCCTATCAGGCACAGGATGGCACGCAGCGCACCGTCATGGAATTGCGGGTGGACGACATCGGCCCGTCGTTACGTCGTGCCACAGCTCAGGTGAGCCGTCAAAGCAACCAACAGCAGGGTGGCTTCCAGTCGAACGGGTTCGCCCCGCAGGGAGGATTCCAGCAGGCACCACAGCAAACGCCGGCGGCTCAAGCCACCCCGGCTGCTGCCAACACCGACCCGTGGGCAAACCAGTCCAATACGAGCTTCGACTCGTTCGGCGGCAGCGGATTCGGTTACACCGAGGTCACCGACACGGGCGAACCGGAGTTCTAATGCGCGAACCCTACTACGGATTCACGCCCGAAGAGGTCGAGCAGTGCCCCACCTGTGGATCACTGCTCGACCCCCAAGGCCTCTGCTTCTACTGCTGGCGCGACGAGGAAGACGACTACGAAGACTGGAAAGACATTGGAAGAGACTTCGACGACTACGAGTAAGGCGACGATGATGCACCACTGCGACAGGCCAAAACCACGCTACAGCTTCTATGACGTGTGGCGGTGCCCCCTGTGCAAACAATGGTGGCGTCTCGCCTACAGTTACGGAGACTATGACGGCTTCTCCCAATGGTGGGAATCCTCAACCCGCATCAGGTTGATCCTACGCGGACTCAACAGCGAATGCCGCAGTTTCCTGCGCCACAACAAGAAAGGCGCCGCATGACACGCAAACCACTTATAGCCGTTGTGGTGGCGTTGGCAGTGCTCACTCTCACAGGCTGTGACGATGACACAGACTACGAGTGCGAATACGTGACGCAATTATTCCCCATGTACATCGGCAAAAACCTGTACATGATGCCGCACCAGCAATGCTTCCTAGTACCGAAGGAGAAGTAACCATGACCAACGAGCAGGCGGCGGACTTAATCAACGTGATTATGTGGATCGTCATCGTCCTGACCGCGCTGACCTTCATTAACGATCTACGCAACCTATGACACCAGCATGAGAAAGGGGAGAGGAAGTGAGTAATCCGAGCAAGCAGAAGGGCACACGCTTCGAGACGGCCGTCTGTGACTACCTACGGTGGGCGCTCGATGATGAACGAATCCAACGATTGACCCTCCATGGCAATCGGGATATTGGGGACATCGGGAACGTGTACTTCCACGGGCAACCCGTCGTGTTGGAATGCAAGGCCACGCGCACACCCAACTGGCGCAAACACTGGACGGAATGCGAGATCGAAATGGGCAACCGAGACACGGAACTCGGATGGGTCATCAGGAAACAACCCGGCCTCGGCATCGACAACCGCAACAAGGTAGGCGCGCATCTCGCGTACACGCGGAAACAAACCTACTTCCAAATGACCGACATGCTTAAAAACGCGGAACTCGCCAACCAGTTCGACAACACCAGCACACGCATACCACGCAACCCGCTACTGATCGGCCTCACCCTCCAACAACTCGCCACCCTCTTGAACAACGGGCTCGAACTCGGGCCAGACAAGGACACCATATGAGCAAATACCGAATCTTCGAGAAGGTACCAAGCCTCGACAACATCAAAACCGGCGACCTATTGGCCCTCTCACAACCCAACGGAAACACCGTCCGCGGATTCGTGACCACAATCGTCAAATTCGGCCCCGACTCGCCATTTTCCAACGTGTTCTTCGACGATGGGCGTTCATACGTCGTCAGCGAGGACACCGCATGGTGTTCGTTCTGCCAATTCAAATCAGCATGGCGCCCAACCGACCCCAACGAGGAGGAATAGTGATGAAAACCTGGTTGGAAGGCAACAAACTCACAATATTCAGCCTCGCATGCGGTGCGATCACACTTGTTGGCAGCCAATGGCTGCCAATCACACCACGTGTCATCCTCACCGCGTTCGGCAGTCTCACGCTCGGCATCGCGCTCATGCTCGGCACACTCTGCTGGATGCAAGACGAAGCACTAGAACAATCTGCGCACGACATGCAAGTCATGCACGAAGCCAACAAACAACTACTCATCACCCTCATCGACCACGTGGAAGGAGACAACCATGGCGACACTCGTTGATTTTGAAATCATCCAACGCCAAGAACAAGACGAGATCATCACCCCATTCAGCTCGGCGAACGTGGAACCAGCCTCATACGACGTCACCCTAGGCGGCGAATACTACCGGAGCGTCAACACCGGGCTGGAACCGGGCAGTATCGACCTCGCCACCGGGGAAACACAAGGCGTCAAAGGCCAACACGTCACCAACTGCGAACGCATGTGGCTCAAACCCAACGAGTTCATCCTCGCCACCACCGTGGAAACCGTGCACATGCCAGCCAATCTGCTCGCCCGTTTGGAAGGCAAAAGCACCTTGGCGCGCCAAGGGTTGATCGTGCACGTCACAGCCGGATTCATCGACCCCGGATTCCAAGGCAAAATCACCCTCGAACTCAAGAACATCAGCCAACACAACCTCGTCCTGCATCAGGGCATGAGGATCGGCCAACTCGTGTTCGAACCACTCGACCACCCCGCACAACACCCCTACGGCAGCGACAAACTCAACAGCCACTACCAGCATCAAAACACCGTCACTCCGGCAAGGATCAGCGCATGACCAGACACACCATCGATGAGTGGGAAACCGTGTACAAGATACGCCGTTGCGAATGCTGCGGGCGTACCAACCAAGGCGAAGGCCGCTGCCCACACGCCATCAACCCACACTACCCATGCCCACACGACCCCAAACGCGCACAACGCCAACAACGATTAAGGAAACTCGGACGATGACATCAGGTGACCTGCTCTTCCTCACCGCAAGCCTCATCTTCTGCATCATCCTCACCTGGGCAGCAAACAAACACGACAACTGAAAGGACACAAACATGAACTGGGCGCCAATCCTCATCGGCCTCGCCATCATCTGCTACACCTTCGCCGCATACATGTTCCTGCTGCAAGTCGCAAACATCTATCGCTGTATCACTGACTGGCGTTACCGCGACACGGACAACTTCTTCATAATCATACGAGCACTCGCCGTCCTTATCTCACTCGTCACCATCGGCTCTGTAGCCCTCTGCTGCCTCTAACCACGCACACGGAAGGACACCCCATGCCAACCGCGCACACCATCAAACGCATACGCGACCTCCACGACCAAGGCTGCTCACTACAGGAAATCGCACGCATCACCCGCATGACCATACCAGTCATCAAATCCGTGCTCACAAACCCCACCAACAGCCTCTTCGACAAACCCCAACCACCCGAGTTCATCGAACCACCAAAACTCTTCTAAGGACACCACCATGAACAAAAGCTGGAACGCTAGCGAAATCAACAAGCAACGCCTCCACGCGCCCATCAAACACTGCGCGAGCTGCAACCAGAACCCCACCGTCGAACAACACGGCAAACAAGACAGTATCTGGACCATCACCTGCGATGCGTGCGACGAATGGGTGCACAGCGTCACCGGCCTCGACTTTGCAATAAGGGCATGGAACATACAACAAAAGGACCGCACATGAGCACAACACCCGACATGCAGATCAGCGAAGCGATGGACAAAATCGAAGACCTGATCCAAAAGGTCAATGCAACGCATCAAGGATGGAACGCGAGCCCATACTACAACGGGTACGTTGATGGACTCAACAAGGCGCGCGACATCATCATATCCCACACACACATGATGGAGCACGCATGAACCGCACCGTCACCTGCCTCATCAGCGCCATGCTGCTGCTCATCCCGCTCATCGTGTTCACCAGCCTGCTATGGCGGGCACGCCGCGAATATTACGAGCATCACACGATGCCACCCGTCGCGGTCTTCATGCTGATCGCATGCGTGCCGCTCGTAATCGGCTTGTTCTCAATACTCATGACCGTCTGCGCACCTTGAAAGGACCATCATTGGAAGAAGACCTCGAACAACGGTTGCGTACCGCGATAGAAGCCGTCATCGGAACGGCACCCTACGCATTGTGCTTCGACGGTTCACCCATCGAAGACATTCTGGGCGACGACCCGGCCACGACCATCCAAACCGTCCAACCACTCCGGCAAGCCACCTACACCACACGCGGCCTGTTCGAAGCCGGTTGCGACATCCTCACATGCGAACTCCGGGAAGGAGACGACGAATGAGCATCCCAGTATTCAAACCACAACACGTCCGTTGGCTACCAAAACCCATCACCCTATGGGCCGTATGGGAAGGCACCGACGGGGAACACCACGAAGAAGCATTAACATATAGGGATTCACGCTTCTACGGTGAGCACATCATCTATGTCGCAGAAGAAGCGCATCCATTGCTCACCGCAGACTGCCGGGAAGACCCCGAACAGGTCCTCCCCGACACGCTCAGGTTCATCCGCATCGAAGACCTACTGAAGCTCTACCGGTACGTGGACCACCAAGGCAACACGTACGCGATCCACTGGGACAACTACACAGCATACGGCGACCGGTTCAAGACACTCAACGGGTTCGAACTCAACATGTACAACACAGAGTTCGACCACATCATCTACCCACCCCACATCGACCAAGACAACCACCTCGAACCCGACGAATTCAACACAGACAAGAAACAGGAAGCATGAACATGACACCATTCTGGCAGGCGGTCTGCCTGATCCTCGCACCATTCGGCATCGTATTGCTCAGCATATTCCTCATCCACTTTGCGCAATACCTCTACGTCAATTGTAAAAGCTGGCTATACGTGCATACGCAGAAGACGTATAGGGCAGCGAAAAACAGAGTCGCGGCATATGGATTCGACCAAGGTTGGGAAGAATGTTGCATGCTCAACAAGAACGGTTTCGACCCTGTGGAACGCACTGCCCACAATTACTTCCTCACCAAAAAAGAGCAACAAAAACGCATCAAGATAATGCGCCCAACCCGCATGGAGGAGCAGAACAACGATGACTGACAACGTGCACCACCCGCAGCATTACGACGGGCCATTCGAATGCATCGAGCTCGCCGAACAATACAACTTCTGCCTAGGCAACGCGATCAAATACGTGTGGCGACACATGGACAAAGGCAAACCATTCGAAGACTTAAGCAAAGCCCTCTGGTACATCCAACGCGAAATCGACCGCACAGACTGCGAATACTCACCGGCACCCATGGGCGCCTTAAGCAAACTGTTCGCACTATCCGACATGAACTACGCCCACATGGCCGACTTCTGGTACGCGCTCTTCGACGGCAGCCTGATCGACGCGAAACAAGAAATCCAAGCACGCATAGAAAAACTCACAGCCAACTACCGCACCCGCGTCATACTCGCCGACAAAATCACACAACAAACAATACGCTAAAAAATGAGATAAGAAAATCATTCACACAAGCCGAAAACGAAAGGAGCACCATGATGAAAAATACAACCGACCACACCGCCATCGAGATCAAACCATGTCCGGACAGCTGCGACTATTACGCGCTCCACGTGTGGGTAGCGCGCGACGGAAGCAGCTTCACCATCCAATGCTTCGAATGTGGACGAACCCGCACCGGCAGCTGCCGCGACATTCCAAGCATCGTCACAGCCTGGAACGGAGAAGACCCGCAATGAGCCGCACCGGATACGCGAAACTCAGCAACGAGTTCTGGCGCTCACCGTCCGTGATGGAAATGCTCGACACCAACCCGGCCGCACTCGGCTACTACGTGGCCGCAGTGTCGTACGCAAGCGACAACCTCACGGACGGACTGATCGAAGAACGCGTGGCGAAACACTCCCTGCACGTCTCCGAAGACGTCATCAACTTCCTTGTGGAGATCGGCAAGTGGGAGGCGGTCGAAAGCGGATGGCTGATCCACAACTACGCCAAGTGGCAGAACAGCCGAGAGCAAATCGAAGCCGCGCGCGAACGAGACCGCAACCGCAAGACAAACGACCGTTCCGAAGATATTCCAGACGGAATCCGGACGGAATCCAGACGGAATCCGAAAACACTCCAGACGGAATCCGAAAACACTCCAGACGGAATCCAGCCAGCAGTTAACCAAAACACAAAACCAAAACACAATAACCAAAATGATTCATCTAGCGATGAATCAAATACCCCCCAAACCCCCCACCGCGATGCCGACGCCTACACGCCCGAGTTCGAAGCGTTCTGGACGGCATACCCGCGCAAGAAGGACAAGCGGGCGGCGTGGAAGGCGTGGAAGGCGGCGTTGAAACGCGCCGACCCGGAGGCGATCATCAGCGCGGCCAAAGCGGAGGCGCGGCGACCGTGCGAGTTGAAGTTCCGCAAGTATCCGGCGTCGTGGTTGAACGCGGACGCTTGGGAGGACGAACCCGACCAACTCGCCACCCCCGTGCAACCACCGGGGTTGAGCCGTGAACAGGCGAACCTCGCGCACAACATGGGCGTCGTGCAATACTTCCGAGACCACCCGGAGGGCTGACCCATGACGTGCACGCTTGAGGAAGCCAGCCAATTGCTGACCGTGATCCGTTTGCATCACGGGAACGCTCCCATCGACCCGGACATGGTTCGCGTCTTCCACGCGGAGCTCGATCCACGCAACAGCATGGCGGACATGCGGCGCGCGATACGCGATTTCTACGCGACGTCGGAGGGCAAGTGGATGAGTGCCGCCGCCATGAACCGCTTGTGCAAGCGATACCGGGCGTCGAGGCTGCCGGATGAGGCGACCATGTGCCGGCTGCTCGAAGCGGACGGGATCAGCGACCCGGAGGCGGAACTGCGCTACCGTCGCACGCTTGTTCGCCACCTCGCGAACAACGAAACGCCAAAACAGGCCCGAGAACGAGCTATCATGGCGGCACGCGATAAGACACCCACGTTACCCGTGAAAGACGCTCACAGACCTCAAAGAATCCCAAACAATGGCATTACAGGATTCGCAGACACCATGCGAACCATGCTCGACAACCTCAACCCCAACCAGAAAGGCAACCAAGAGTGAGCACCATTTGCACCATCTGCCACACCCCCAACACCGCCCTAAACCCCTGCAAAGACTGCCGAACACTCACCCACACCACCCTCACCTGGCTCACCACCCACCTCCACGACATCGAAACCTACCGCATCAACCGCGCCTACGGGCACAAGAGCGGCAACGGGGGAGCGCGGCGCAGCGAAGCACCAGCACCCCTGCACACGCCCATCTACGACCTGCTCTACCTCGACCGAGACGGCAATCTCCTCGAAACACTGAACACGTGGGCCACCTGCCTCAACCAGCCGCCAGCACCACGAGGCAACCTCGCCCGCCAAGCCCAACTCTTGCGCGACAACCCCAAGCTGTGGGAATCCAGCGCAAGCCCCGTCTACGCCGCTGAAGCCAACCGGCTCACCAACCGGTTGCGCAGCATGAGCGCCGCCATGGACGAAACCCGCATCATGTACGGCAACTGCCTCAACCCCGACTGCGGCCAGCCCATGTACGCCGCGCCAGACGCCAAAGAAGCTCGCTGCCGGCATTGCAACAACACGTGGACGACAGCCATGCTCCGCCGCGCCGCCAGCGAACAGCTGCTCGCCAGTGACGAAGAAGGCAGGCCCGGTGATCTACCCAGCTTCTTCCTCCAATTCGGCGTCGACGTCAACCCCACCACCATCCGCACATGGGCGCATCGCGGCGAGATTCAGCAGACCACCACACTGGACGGCGAACCAACCGGACGCTACCGTGTAGCCGACGTCTACGCCCGATATCTAAAAATGAATAAATAAACCACGATATAAAACGTGTGGCGGCAGGCCCACGCAAGACACCGCCACACGTATGTGCACGCGAGAAAAACATGAGGCATTAAACGTGACATAAAAGCAAGTTGACAAGCCGGCCACCACACCACTACAGTAGACGATAGTAGACGGTGCCGCCACCGGAAGCCCCGCACAGCGGGGATGACCCTTTTGTCTAGTGCAGCTCCAACACATGCCCCGCATGGCGGGGATGACCCAAGATTGACGTAATGGTCAAACACACGCCCCGCATCGCGGGGATGACCCAGGGTTGATGTGTTGCTTCAACACGCGCCCCGCACAGCGGGGATGAACCGAAACGCGGCGACCGTCACAACAACACATTGACGGCAATACATGCCGCCAACAGTGGAAGAAGGGCCGGACGTCCAACAAGAACGTCCGGCCCCTCACCATAATCAGCCTCGCCACACACCTCCTACGATTCCTTGATTTCCTCGGGATACGCGAAACCGACCTCGTACCCCATGTCCGACAGCACCGCGGCGATCGCACGCGTGCGTGCGTTCACCACGCCGATGCTGGCACCGTCGCCTCGAAGACGGTCGTACGCCTCCTGCGTACGCCAATATGACAACGTGAACCCCGCGAACCCGTCCCCGTCGGCATCGCCTAGCATGCGCACGGACTCTTCAACCGCCGTATCGACCGCGCGAACATGCTCGGCATACCGGTCTTCAAGCCACCGCCACGCGGCCTCGTTCGGCTTACGTGAATCAGCAGGGTCCTCCCACGACTTCACAGCGCGCACGCCCTGCAAGCCGACGGCCTGCACGACATCCCCCTGAGACAACCCACACAACTCACGAAACGCCTTGAAATCAGCCTTCGTCCGTTCCATCACCACTCCTCTCTGCGATCATCCGCTCCACCTGCGCAAGCCGCTCCTTAAGCCGCTCACGCTCGGCCTGCAACTCAGCCAAAGACGGGCCGGCGTCATCCACAACCGTGAACCCGCTGCCACGCTCACGCAACCACTCCAACTGGCGGGGATTCACACCACTGATACGCAGCCGCGTGCCATCCTCCCACCCGTCGATACGAGGATGCGCCCGCGAGCCACCCCACCCGTCGAAGCCGCCCGACACCAACACCACGTTCTCAGCGAACCGCACCGGCGAATCACGCTCATACCGCGTCGCCACCGCGATCCCATTCAACATGAGCCGCTGCCCGGAATCATCGAGCGCAAGATCATCCGCGTCCACCACGATGGTCTTCAACTCACTCGGGTCCTCGTCAGGCGTCCACCCATAGCATTCGTCCAGCAGACGGTACACAAGGTCACGGTTCTCCACCTTGAACCGCCACATGCGTTTTCCCGCATCCCACTTGCCGCCAATATTCTTCGCGCCGGACACGAACTGTGCCGAATACGGCGTGTCCGTCAGCAACGCCGCACCTTCATCAATGACCCTGACACTCATCGCGCACCATCCTCATGGTTGGTCGCAACATGCCCGGACGGGCCATGGAACAGCCAATCGCGCACCAACACAACAGGCTGGCATATGCGTTGCTCCAGCAACGTCATGCCCCTCCCGAGTTCAGGCAGCAGGCGAGCCTTGTATTCGCCTAACTCCAGCCGTTCGCACGTCTCAAGAGCCAACACCTCAACCTCACGGAAACCTGGCGCCGGCACCCCGAACCCCCAGATCGTGCCGGACGAATCCGCCACCGCGATCCGTTGGGCCTTCGGCAGCTCATCCCAATGCTCGGCCCACAACGCCAGCCAACGCATGTCCGCATCAGCATCGAACTTGAACCTGCGGCGCACTTCCTCGGCCTTGTCCAGATAGTACGGGTGCACCGTGTCCGGGTCGCCAAGCGCACTCAAATCAGCCGGCCGCCAACGCTTCCGCGCCTCAGCCGCCTTCACCGGATCAAAACCACGCACAGCGCCAACACCATACACTTCCTCGACAGTCTTCGCCATTGCAATCACTTTCCTTCCTTATCGACCTGCGCCAGACGCTCAACCACAGCCGCTACAGCCTGGTCAACCGTGTCAAACACAACATGCTCGATATCATCGCTTACGTTGACGTTGATCGCGATACCAACGGGCGGATGGTCCAGATCAGGGCACGACACGGCAATCTGCTGCGCCGCGTTCGTATCTAACCACACCAGCACCAGATTCCTGCCACGCTTGAAATGGATGACATTGCTCGATTGCACCCACCAGCCACATGCCGGCGACATCACCGTCACCTTCCTCCACCATGTCCGCGAACTCATGGACATCGGGCCACGTGCCCTTCGCGTATTCGGCAAGCTCCTCCAGCATGAAGCGTTGCATCCCGAAGAAACCACGGCCGGACTCCTCGGGCAGCATAGCCCATAGCCGCTTCAGCGTTTCGTCATCCCACCTGACCCACTCCGCGAGAGCGTTAGCCTTATCCTGCGGTAGCCCGCACCGATACACCGCAGCCTGCAACAAGTCACGGTTCTCCGGCGTATCAGTCATCAGCGCCGCTTCACGCATCGCATCCTTGCCGGACGTGTCGAACACGCTGCCACCGCTGAACAGCACGTTCGACCAATCGTATACAGCGCCGCCCAACCTCGTCAGGCGCTTCGCTTCAGCGCTCTTATGCTTTGTCATTTTGACCACACCCTTTCGTGTGTGTGGTAGACTTATGAGGAAAACTCGGGCCTACCATTGGTTTGATTTTTCTACTGGAAATTAGTGTGGGCCGTGCCGGTGTGGTACGGCCCTGTACCTACCAAACATTGTACACCATTGGTGTACAACATGTGTTCGGCGTGTCACAACGTCGGCGCGTCATACGTCGCTGCACCACCATGGCCGCAAGGCTTACGCCTCAAGGTCAGCTGTATCAAACAGCTTCAGGAAGTCCCCATAGAACGTCGCCGCGATCCCATCAGCCGGCCACGTCGCCTCATCAGTTGGGTCAAAGCCCGGCGCCGGCACAATCAGATCGTCCACCACGTACTTACTGATTCGGATACGAAGCGTTTCCAAGTCTTCTAGGAACTCAGTCCACGCTTCAGGGCGCCAAGCACCCTCGCCCACGAAGTCCTCAGTCTCCACAAACCACGTGCCATTCTCAGAGTTCACAGCTGTTTCCACCATGCCCTGAACAATCTGACCGCAGTCAGCCGGCTTCACACGATCAGGATACGTGCGCAACACTTCAGCCAGTTTCAACAGATCGGAAGCAAACTCAGCATCAGCTTCAACACCAGCGATCACATGTTCCTGAACCTCTTCAAGCTTCGCTTCAATCAGCTCAACCGACGTGCCGTCCAACTCAGCATCATCACCATTGCACACATTCCACCATGTGTTCCACAAGTCCGCCACATCCAGCCTAGCCCTTATGTCACCGGCCTTCCAGTCAGCATGAATAGCGAGCACACGAGCAACCGAACCCGCGTCACTGGTCAGAGTCATATTGAACTCCAACTCATAACCGTCCACCGCGAACCGGCTGACCACGATCCCATGCACCACTCCGCACTTCTCCAACACGACCGGGAACCCCGCATGCGCCGTCGCATACGACGCCACAGTAGTAAACACGTCCCAAACGGCGGCAATAGACACATTGTTTTCCATGATAATTTCTTCTTTCAACTAACGCCGTCTGATACACTGAGACGGCTGACAATAGGCAATGCTCAGCATCGAGCGGCAGCACAGCACTAACAGCTGCCGCTCACTTCATATATGGGGGAGAGGCTTCAGGCCGCGTACTCGACACCAGCCAAATCGAAGTAATCCATGACGCCGCGTTTATCGTTTTCCAACGGATTAAGCGACGGCTCAGGACGATACCCAGATTCCTCACCATTAACCAACACGCCACACAACGCGTACAAATCAGCACCAGACGGCCGATACGACATCCAAAACGTCAACGTCGTATCCTCGTCGCGCCGCACATCGAACGACCACGACCGGCACCGCGACTCACGAGGCACGCACTTACCGTTCCGCACAACCCCGCCAACACGAGACCCCAAACGGCATTCAAGAAACTCGTGCAGCGTCTCCAACCAAGAGAACATGACATGAACCAGACGAACGTGAAGGTACTCGTTACTAAAATCATCAAACATGACAACACCTTCCAAAAATCGAAACGTAGAAAACTAATAGGGGAGAGTGTGGCCGCCGCTACAGCGGCCACACCATAGGGGAAAGGTCAGCAAACCACCAGCATGGGGCAGCCAACCGCATCGCAGAACAGGTCCAACTGTTCACGGTTGTACTCACGCCAACCACGCCGGCGCAAACTCTTCGCGAACTCTTCCATCGCCTTCCTGGTCGTCGGCACATCACCGAACAACGGCAACACCGACACATCAACAGCCTGACCGAACTCCGTATCATCGAACATGAACGTCTTCGTAGCCGGATCGAACACGAGCGTGAAAACTTTATAGGTCAAACGAAACATGATTACTCCCAACGAGTTGAATGAAATTGAATGGGGGAGTGTGCCGCCATACATGGACGGCACACCAAGAAAACAACTCACGCGGCTTTTTGCAGCTTCGCCACAAACTCCGCGATCTCAGCCTCAACAGTCACGTCACGCCCGGCCTGTTCGTAACGATCACGCCGCACCACATGCACCACGCCATTGTGACGGAACGCGTACGCGACCTTCTTACGCTTCACCACATTGCCGGCAGCATCCAGCACAGCAATCGTGAACGCGTGCACCGAACGATACGACACGTCCGGGAACATTTCGCCCCCCGCCACTTTCTGCCCAGTCGGTATAACATGCTCGCTTACCTTGAGCACGCGCGCCTGGTCATTAACCTGTGGCGGAACCTCTGGAATCTCTTGTGTCACGGCACTGCACTCAGCCGGCAGTTGTGGCACTGATTCCACCACGCGCGGCTCCGGTTCAGCCGGTTCAGGTTCGCCCATATCCGGTTCCACCATGCCGACCGCTTCCAATTCCCACGAATCGTTCATGGCATCCATAGCCATAGTAAGCCGGACCATCTCGCGCTCTTCAGGCGACAAAGTGTGCACAGCTCCACGCGCGTCCACGATCCAGCCGTTAGCCGCGTCAGTCTCGCACGCTGCCATTGCCGCATGCTTCACGTCGCACGCATACTCGCTCACCCGCAGCGGCACACCATGGGGAAACATGTCACCATGCCACGCCGCGAACGCTTCAGGCTCCCGCGCCGCGTCACGATTAGAGCCGACCATCTGCCAACCCGCCTCGCTCAACGCCGCCAGATAGCCCCGCAAGTGGGACTTGCTCACATCCAACTGGCGCCACACTTCGCGCGTATCCTCCAGCGTGCGCTCCCACAGCACGCCATGCTCCGTATCCGCATACCGGATAACACCCGTAGCCGTGGACTGCCAGAGCCCATTAAACTGCACTTGCTTACGCATGATTGTTTCCTTCCAAGAGTTGCCGCCCACGTTGGCGGCAGATGTTGAATGAAGTAGAGGCTGCCGCGCCACGAGGACGCGGCAGCACGTTGAAGTCAGTCAGGGTAAACCGGGCTGGACGAAACACGACGCGGCGTGCGCGGCGAACGCTGACCAACCAAGAACGCCGGCAGAGCGCACAGCACACCAAACGCGATGAGGCACGCGGACTGCACAGACCGTGGGTCAAGCGCGCTCCAGCCCATGAAAGCGACGTACGCGACGTAAGCGGCGGCAGCCACCGCACGGCAGATGCGGGGACGCATGGTCACGACTCCAGCTCGTTGTAAGCCGACACCAGACGCGCCACGTTCCACGCCGCCACCTCCTCAGGGAAGCAGGGATACCAAGCCTGAACCGCCGCGCGCATGAGCGGCACCGCCTCGCTAGCATCCATTGCCGCCCGGTGGTCACGCGCGCCGCCGTCATACGGTTCAGCCGCGATCCACGCATCACGCGCCTCCCGTGTGTCGAACACGTGTACGCTGCCCGCCGGGTACGACGTGCCATCGTCCTCACTCCAGTACGAGCCGTAGCCATAGGCCCAATCGAAGCCGTAGAAGTGGCGGGTATTGTTCTTGTTGCTTGCAGTACGCATTTTAGGTCAGTTCCTTCCATGCAGCCGCAACCTTGCGGCAGTAGTTGTATGTGATTAGCCCCGTCAGGGGATGGAATGGGCGACGGCAAGCGCCGCCCACAGAACACTCAAACGAGTGAGACAAACGAATTAGGCATGTCACGCGTAGCCACAATTTCAGTCGTGGAACCGCGCTTGTTGCTTTCTTCCGTGGCAGTAAATCCGTTTGCGCGAAGATGGCTGAGCAGAGTGCTCATGCCCAAGCCATCGAACGACCATTCATGATCCCGCACCACACCGGATTCATACTCCTCTGGGTCTGTATTCCACCCGTCCCACAGCAGCAGCGTTTGCAGCAGCGGGTTCTCACAAAACGCATAGCAGACGGCAGCACTTGGCTTGTCATAGCCGCCACCGCGCGCCGTGCCCGTCGTCGTGTCGGTACGCACGCCAGCCAGCGACGCAGTAACCGTAGCCGTGGGATGTATCTCCCGCGTACGGTTACGCTTGTACTCGATCGTGATGGAGATAGTCAGAATACGCATTTTAATCACCTCTGATTAGCTTGTATGTGGTGTGTGAGAGTGGTGTGAAGTGTGGAGTGTGAGAGCTCAGGCCACTGTTTTCATGGCGGCAGTCAGCCTAAGCAACTGAGCGTAGAACTCAGCGTCAGCCGTGATCGTATCAATGGTGTGGGCGGTCACGTCCGCCATGAGCTCAGCCATTACAGCCGGGTCCTCTGTATCCTCATGACCATCTGTAAGCGACGCGCTCCACCCGCCGAACACGTCCGCCGCGTTCATGCGTTCGCGCACGTCGTCGGCAGTGCATTCCAGCGCTTCTATGAGCTCAGCGCGTACCATGGCGGCGGCGCCTACATGGATGTCGAACATCACGCTGTAGCCGTCGACGATTATGGAGTATGAGAGCGTGCAGCCGCTCAGTTGAGGTAGCCACGGGTATTCCACCGGCACGTGAGCGACGCTCGCCGCGTCGCTGATTGCATTGCTGACTGTGGTCACAGTCGCGGCGGTGGCGTCAGTTTCCTCGCTCACGCCCGACGTGTCGTCATCTGTGACGGGACCGCAGTCCGCGTCAAAACAGTACGCGGCGGCGGTGGCGTACGCGGCAATCAGCGCGCACATAGTCTTGCACTCAGCGGCAGTCGGCAGTTCAATGCCGGCGTCCAGTCGCGCGGCGCAACGCACGTCGACATCGTTGAGCGTCGCCGCCATGAGCTGACGCGCGCCCTTGGATGTCAGCGCGAAACGGTTAGCCTGATCCTCATTGATCCACGCGGTACGATCGTCGGCAGTGTCGAACACGACAACCGACGCGTACTGCGGGAGCGGGTCATAGATGCCGTTCGCGGCGTCGATAACAGCGTATGGAGTGGAGATGCATCCGTAGTAGTGACGTTCCATGTTAGTTCCTTCCAACGTGTCCAGTCCCCCCGTGTGGTACACTGAAAGGGCTGGAAATGGTAACAATTTTTAGCTAGATTCCCTAGAGGTTGCAGCCTCTAGGGAATCCTTTTAATAGCCGTGCGCTAGTCAGCCTATGAGACTGTAGGGCTAAACCCGCTAGCGCATGGAGCCTAAGGCTCCAACAGTTTTCGCAAGTCCTTGAGCTTCAACGCGTCCGCTAACTTCACTGCCGTTGCGAACGAGGCGTTTCGCATATCACGTCTGCCTCGCTCTATGTCAGCTATACGGCTGACGTTTACGCCCGACACCTCCGCTAATTGGCGCTGTGAAAGCCCTTTGCTCTTGCGTATTTCAGCTAACGCCATGAGCTTCCCTTCCCTAGTCGAACTATTCCAGTAAGCCCATAGTATCACACTGAGTAGCACGCGCGTTGCCGCTGCAAGCCGCGCGCACGCTTGCTGCAAGGTCCAACCCTACACGTGCCGCTATCGCATGTCACAGGCATAGAGCGCGTAGTTGTTCAGTTCGCCGCGAGCGTCGCATTAGATGCCGTGGGGCATCTCGCCGCGGTTATGGGCGCCTCTATCAGATAGACGCCGCGCCGGGACCTACCGGCCTGACCTTGCTGTTCACTCTTAAGTTTTCAAACCACAATCGCTATGTCTCTCAAGTTCTTCGCGGGTGCCGGAATGGATCATCGGCTAGCCTGACTGGCTGAGAGTCCGCTATCACCTTGAGTGGCGATAGCTTCACTATACACCCTCCCAACTGAGTAGCACAAGCTGAGTAGTTAAGCCGTTGGAAACACTAGGGTTTATCGGCGTGTCGCGTAGCGCATGTTGGGCGCATATCAGGCCCATGGGCGGCGCACGCCAGACGCGGCGCGGACATGCCAGGCGGGACGTGTGGCGCGGACGTGGTGGACGTGGCGCGCAGATCGGGGCGCGTGATAGGCGGACGTGTGGGCATAGGCATAGGCGCGGACGTGGTGCGCGGCTGTATAGGCGTTACGCGCCATTACGTAATAGGCGCGTTGCGTGATACCACAGACCGCGCTTCGACACGCCGATAGCCGAAAGATGAGACAGACCACCGGCCGGGAAGGGTACCCGGTATACTATTGATTTGGCCGCTGGGGGTTCTGGTTCTCGGGCTGAATGCGTTCTGGGACTTTTTGGAAACGGCGTGACACTTTTCTCGAATCCCAATCGGCAGTAGGGCTGAGGTTGCAACGCGTTTTGAAACGCAAAGTGAAACGCTCTTTGAAACGCACACTGCAACAAAAAGTGTGGTATGATACCCATGGTATCTTATGGCGTCGTTCTGATAGCACGCCAAAATCTCTCAACCACATCACTGATTTGACGCTGTGGTTCTTCACTATCCATTGTTGGTTTCCGAGGGTGGTGCGTCATGGTAGATCATTGCGATTTTTCCCTTCCGACCATGACTGTCAGCTTCTGTGCCAAGGACTGTGATAATCCGCTCGGCAGTGTGGAAGTGATTCCGCCTATGCGGGTCATTAACTCCGGGTCTGGTGCTTACGCCGTCATAGATACCGATAGGTTGCGTGAACGTGTCCGTGCGGGCATCATCGCTTTCGCGGACGCGTTCGACGCTCCCTGATGTGCGCCGGTGTGGCCCAATTGGTAGAGGCAAGCGACTCAAAATCGTTGTAGTGCGGGTTCGAATCCCGCTTCCGGTACTGGCCTGACCGTGTAGGTGTTCCCTTCTCGTTTCCGTTCCTTTCAACGGTCGGGTTCTTATAATCAGGGGTGTTCTGCTTCTTTCGGTTCTTTCTGGAACGCCCCGCTTTGGGTATGTGGCTGAGTGGTTTAAGGCAGCTGTTTTGAACGCAGTCGTACGGTCGCTCCGTGCCGGGGGTTCGAATCCCTCCGTACCCGCTTTGGAACGGTGGCTGAGTGGTTTAAGGCGCGCGTTTCGAAAACGTGTGAACCTCATGGGTTCCGTAGGTTCGAATCCTACTCGTTCCGCTTGTGTTGGTCGGGGGTGATACTTCATGCCGTGGTCTTCGAGTGGTCGTAAGAGGCGGTTCAACAGGGGTTGGGCCAAGGTTCGGTTGAAGGTGTTGGAGCGTGATGGGTATCGCTGCCAGTGGCCGGTGACTGATGCGAATGGGTTCCCGGCTGGCAAGTGTGGTCGTCCGGCGAATGAGGTCGATCATATGGCGCAGAACATGGTGCGTGATGATGACCGGTTGAGCCGCTTGTGGTCGTTGTGTCATGAGCATCATAATGTGAAGACGCAGGTGGAGAGCACGCGTGGTAAGCGTCGTGCGGCCGAGCGGCGGAGGGATGAGGCGTTCTATAATCATCCCGCGTTCAAATGACCTGCTCGGTTGAGGGGTGCACGCGAGACGAGTGTTCGCGAGGCTTGTGCCGGAAGCATTATGACATGGTTCGTTATCATGGGCGGATTGTGAAGCCGGTGCAGAAGAAGAAACTGTGCTTCATGTGCGGCGCCTATTTCGATGTGGGGAACCAAGCGAAAGATTTTTGCGGCGCCACGTGCCGTAAACGGTATGAGCGTGCGCGGAAGCGTGGTAATGCGCCGCGTCGTGGGTTGAACAAGGTGATTACCGCTGAGGATGTGTTCAAACCTGAACCGGTGGAACCTGAGCCGTTGACGATGGTGTTTTCGAATGCTGATGTGTTGGCTGGGTCTGATGGTGTGTGTGTTGAGTGTTACAAGCTGATTGATCGTAGTGGCCCGTGTGCGTCTGGATGGCTGTTGCCGTTGGAGGCCGGTGGTGAACCGGTGTTGGAGAACAGGGTGCCGTTGCATATCGCATGCAAGGCTCGTTGGGAAGCGAGGACGGCGAATGGCAGGGCAAGGAAGAAGCGCATCGCGGGTAAACGGCGAGACGCTTAAATGGGATGGTTTAGTGCGTGGCCCTGAGATGCCGGGGTTGCGCCCTGATGGCAAGGAATGGTTGCCTAATTCGATTGAGTATTATGAGGAGTTTCGTCGTAGTCCGCAGGCGTTGAAGATGGGCACTGATTTGGATTGGCAGTCGGTGTTGGATTTGGTGTTTTTGAAGGATTGTTTCTATCGGCGTCCGGGGGTGCAGATGGCGGCTGAGATTCGTGCGCGTGAGAACGCGTTTGGTATTACTCCGATGGCTCGGCATGCGTTGAAGTGGGATGCGCCCGACCCGAACCAGATGGCTGCCGGTGGCGGCGCCGATGTGAATGATGTGAGTGCTGAACGTATGAGTGGGTTGCGTAACTCGATTCTTGGCGGCTGATGGCTGGGGGTGATGTGCGGTGCATGACATCATCCCCAAGGTCACGTTGGAACAGAAGCGCCGCAGCATGGGCTTCTTCGCTATTTGGTGGATTGAGACGTTTTGTGTGGTGGGTTCGCCGCCTGCCGAAGACGAGCCGATGGTGTTCACGCCTGAGTATGCGGAGTTTCTGGTCAACTGTTATGCGTTGGACAGGTCCGGGCATCGCTTGTTCGACCGTGTGTTTCTGAGCCGTCCGAAGGGTTCGAATAAGAGTGGTTTGGCGGCGCTTATCGTGTTGTTCGAGGCGTTGGCCCCTTGTAGGTTTGACCATTGGGCCGAAGAGGGTGAGACGTACACGTTCCTTGGTCGCACGTATGTGTATCAGGAGGGTGAGCCGGTCGGTCGTCTGATTCGTGGCTCGCGTATCGCGTTGGCTGCGAACAGTGAGGACCAGACGGGCAACGTGTATGACGTCGTGTACCACAATTGTGTGAAGGGCCCGTTGGCGCAGTTGCGTGGCGTCGGCTTGGACGTGGGGAAGACGCGCATTCTCATTCCTGAGGAGTGTGGTGGCGGTGAGATCAAACCGGCCACGGGTGGTGCTTCTTCGCGTGATGGTGGTTTGCAGACGTTCACCGTGCTTGACGAGTCGCATTTGTTCGTTGGGCGTGCGAAGGGCATGGCTCGCACGTTGCTGCGTAATCTGACGAAGCGTGGTATGGATGAGCCGTGGTCGTTGCAGACGACGACGATGTACCAGCCGGGTTTGAACTCATTGGCTGAGGATACGTACCGTACGGCGTGGTCGATTGCCGAGGGCAAGGTCAAGCACGATCAGCGCACATTGTTCGACCATCGGTATGCGTCGTTGCCTATCGAGGAGTTGGGCAATGAGAAGAAGCTGGAGCATGCGTTGATGGAATCGCATGGTTCGGTGATGAAATCGTCTGATGGGTACGATCATCTGATTCTTCCCGATGGGCGTATCACTCGCGTGAATCCGCGTACCGGCAAGGACGATGAAGGGTATTCGTTGGCGTCGCCGGGTGTTGAGCCTGGACCGTCGAAGAACGGTTGGGTCATCATGGATAAGCCGAAGAGCTATATCCTGAATGCTGGTTCCGACCCGTCCGAGGCGATTCGTTTCTATTTGAACTCGTTGACGTCTGCGATGGATTCGTGGCTTCCTGAGTCGCAGATTCAAGCGCATTTGGTGGGTAAGGACATGTATTTGTCTGGTGACCGCCGTCAGATGATGGATGCTTGGAAGAATGTGATTCATGCTGATGATGAGATCACGTTGGGTTTTGATGGGTCCATCAGTGATGATTCGACGGCGCTTGTTGGGTGTCGTGTGCGGGATGGACTGTTGTTCCTTATCAAACTTGAGCAGAAGCCTGATGATGCTCGTGCGGCTGAGTGGCGTGTGGATCGTGAGGCGTTCGATGGCATGGTGCGCTACATGTTCGGGCATTACAACGTGGTCGCGTTCTTCGCTGATGTGAACCCGTGGGAGAGCATGATCGACACGTGGGAGCGTGATTTTTCGGACAAGCTCGCGGTCGGGCCTCGTGGCCGGAACAGTACGAAGATCAAGTATTGGACGAACAATTGGTCTCGGGACGTGTATCAGGGTTTGGTGAACATGGCTGCGAACTTCACGTATGAGATGAAGCAGGTGCCGCGTCATGCCGAGCCTGACGTGTCGTCGATAGCGTTGCTTGCCGACCCTAGGTTGGTGGCGCATTTCCGTAATGCGCGCAAGCGTGAGCGTTCGTTCGGCTACTTGGTGTTCAAGGAGACACCGAACTCGCCAGAGAAGATTGATGCGATGATGGCTGGCTTGCTCGCGTACACGGCGCGCAACAGGTATCTGACCGACGGCGTGAAGGAAGAAGAAGTGGCACAGTTCATTCCGTTCCGTGTGTACTGAAAAAGGGGGTGCCTGTTGGTTGAGTTCAATAATCTGATAGCTGATGCTGCCGATGATGATCCGGATGCGTATTGGTTGAGTGTGTTGGCGAACAAGCTTGCTGCACGTATTCCGACCTTGTGCAAGCTACGCACGTTCTATGACGGGCGTGAACAGGTGCCGACCAATGCGATTCCTTCCGGGACTGACCAGAAGTCGTTCGCGATCTATAAGCGGTTCCTGGAATTGGGCACTGTGAATTATGCGCGCATCATCACGGATAACGTGTCAAGTCGTCAGAAGCCGGTTGGGTTCCGTCAGGTGTCGGATCGTGTGTCTCGTAGTGTCGAGGCGGATACAACATGGCGGCGTAATCGTATGGATTTGAAGTCTCGTCAGGTGTTCCATGATGTGGCTTTGTACGGTTCCGGATATCTTCTAGTAGATTCCTTGGGTGATGCTGCGCAGATTACCGTGTTGACGCCGTGGAACACGTATGTCGGTGAGGACGATGAGGCGGCGGTCTACTATTCGTTTGACGCCGCGAACAATGTCGAAAGACTCGCGCTGTTTCGGTGTGAACGTGACAAGAACAACATTGTGTCGAACGTGTATTGCCGTGTAGCTTCACGCTCGGCAGATGTTCGTACATTGTTCGATGAATCGAACAGTACTGGAATCTATGAGTTCAGCAACAATGTTGATGCTCAAGCACCTGAGTTCAATCAAGGATTCACTTGGGAGACAGGTCGTCAATCTCTCCAGTATGCCACTGATTGCGGTTACCTTCCTTTGGTTCGTCTTGGGTCTGGCACTGGTATGGGGCAGATTGAGCCGCATATTCCCGCGTTGAGCGCGCTGGATCAGCAAAAGTTCGACCGTTTCTGCATCCAGACGATGCAGGCGTTCCGTCAGCGTGGCATCAAGGGCCTGAAACGCAATGTGTATACGGAAGACGATCCACAGGTCAAGGCTGGTATGGCCCGTGCGGGTGATCCGATTGATTTCAGTGAACTGTATGCGATGGGGCCGGCTGCGTTGTGGATGCTTCCGGAGGATACGGAGATTTGGGAATCTCAGATCACGGACATTACACAATGGTGTACGGCTTCTGCGCATGACGTCAAACAGTTGGCGGTGTCCACCGGCACTCCGTTGGATATTCTCAGCCCTGATGTGGCTGGTAGCGCCGAGGGTGCTTCGTTGAAGCGTGAGAGCCTGCTTTCCAAGGTTGAGGATTTGAATGCTCGTGCCAATGATGCGTTCATTCGTGTGTTGCGTATGGCGATGGTCGCGTCTGGGAATGCTCAGGCCGCTGATGACGAGTTTGAGACGGTGTGGGCGCCGATCGCTGCGGACAGTGACTTGAACATGGCGCAGGCGGTGAATTATGTGAAGGATGTGCTGCCGGTCAAACTGATTATGCGCCGGTTCTTGCATATGACGGAGACGGAGATTTCCGAGGCTATGCAGGACATGGCCGATTCGACGTATCAGAATGCGCTTGTGTCCGCGTCTGCTGCGGCTTCCGCTGCGGAACGTGCCTCCGAACAGACTGGTAACGCGGTACGTGTCGATGATTTCGACGCTGGCGCGAAGGCGCTGGTCGATGTGGACGGGGATACGGGAACCGGTTCAGGGGGTAACACCAATGGGTAGGTTGACGCCTCGTGGGCGTAAGCGTATCAAGCGTTCTAATTTCGCATTGCCTCGTGAACGGAAGTATCCGATTCACGATATTGCGCATGCTCGTAACGCGTTGGCTCGTGTGGCCCAGTATGGGACGGCGAGTGAGAAGCGTCGTGTGCGTGCTGCTGTGGTGCGGAAGTATCCGAGTTTGCGGAAGCGGGGCCGTTGATGGCGGTGTTGACCCGTGTTGAACAAGCTGTGGATACGTTCGCGCAGCAGCGGGCTGAACTGATCCAAACATATGTTCGACAAGTGTGGAATGTTTGGAAGTCGTTGACGCCTTCGGATTGGTGGAATGATGCTGTCACGTTGGGTGCCGCCTCTCAGGCTGCACGGTTTGAGATGGCGTTCTTGGAGGCGGTTGGCCGGCTTGGTGTGAGTTATGCGGATGCGATGCTTGGCATGGCCGATGTGGATGCGGGTGGCGCGTTCGACACGTCGTATGTGGCGCCACGGCAGGGGACGACACCGTTGGATGTGATGTTGCGTCCGGCTGAAGCATACCGCGGTTTGGCGGTGCAGTCGCCTTCGTTGCGTCCTGAATCATGGGATGTGTTGGAAGGTGCGGACTTGTCCACGGTGACGGGTTGGCTCCGGGCTTCCCTTGACCGGCTTGAGGACATCGCGAACACGGACGCGCAGTTGACTGCGCACCGTATCGCGTTGGGCCGGTTCGAATCGAAGGGTGTCACGCAGTACCGGCGTGTGATTCACCCTGAGTTGTCGAAGACCGGCACGTGCGGCTTGTGTGCGGTGGCTTCCACGCGCACGTATCACACGAGTGCGTTGATGCCGTTGCATTCGAACTGCAAGTGCGGTGTGGCGCCGATCACCACAACGAATGATATTGGCAAGGATATTTCAGACGCTGATTTGCAGCGTTTCTATGACTTGGCCGGTGGCAATACCGCCGCCGACCTGAAAAGCATCCGCTTGCAGGTGCAGACCAATGGCGAACTCGGCCCCGTGCTGGCGGACGAGGCCCGCAAATCGGGGCGCACTGTGAGCGACTGGACGCCGCCTGACCGCAAGAGTACACGGGAACAGGCGAAACGCATCATACGCAACTATCGAACCTACGACGCCATGTATGCGGAACTGCTGGACGGCAAAGAACAAGTCAAAAAAACTGTTGACGGCCACACCCGCATCTTCAAACAGACACGTAGGACGACGATGGTGCAATCACGAAACTTCTACAGGAATTATGTTCAGGCCCTTCGCAATGAATGGCCCGATCTGTGACAGGGAAAAGACATCAATCGAAAGGACGACATGCCTGAGAACAATACCGAGGGAACCGCTGCAACCGCAAAGGTCGAGGAACCCGACACCATTGGCGTGCCGAAGAACATCGACACATCCAAGCCGGACAATGTAAACGACACCGGTGCGAACACGCCGGAAGACGACACTCCGGAAAGCGACCTTGAGCATTGGAAGCGCATGAGCCGCAAGAACGAGAACGATTTCAAGAAAGCCGCCAAGGAACGCGACAGTATCAACGCGCAGTTGACTGAGGCAAACATGCGTATCGCCCGTCTGGCCGCGCAGCGTGAGCACCCGCAGATCACTGACGAGATGTTCGACAAACTGTGCGCCGCCGACACCCCCGAGGGGGTTGAGGCATGGGCGTCAGCCTTCGCCGGTCTTGTGCCTGAACAGACGAAGACTCAAGCGGAGGAACCCAAGCAGGAGGAACCCGCAGACACGCAGAAATCTGAAGAGAGCTCAGCGGACGAGCCGAACGCTATGGGCATTGTCTATGGCATGATTCGTGCGAATCAGATTGGCGGCGGGAAGATGAAGGGCGCGGTCGAATCCGAGGAAGACGGCCGTGAAATCGCCCGAAAGTTCGCGGAGAAACGTCTTGAGCGCGCCCAGAAGGGCGTTTCGTCCGGCAAATAAGCAACCACAAGTTTTGAAAGGATAGTTTTTCATGGTCAACATGATTCACAGCACGGGTGTGCGCACTATCGCCGAAGACCAGACTTGGCGTTATGGCGAACAGTTGCCTGGCACGGTGAGCATCACCCTTGACCTTGCCACGTTCTCCAACGCGACCAAGGCCAACAAGGAGAAGTACCTGACGGGTATGGATGATTCCGCGACCGAAGTGTACATCAAGTCCGGCCTTCCGCTCGCCTTGATTACGTCCGGCGCGTCGAAGGGCTTGTATGGCCCGTATGACCCGTCGGCGACCGATGGTCGTCAGGAACGTGTCGCAGGCTTGTTGGAATCGCAGATCAAGGTGAACGTGACCCTCGGCGGTTGGGAGGTCGAAGACAGTGAAGTGGTCGGCATGCGTTTCCGTGGCAATGTGATTGTCGCGAACCTGCCGGTCATTCCGGCTGACACGGTTGCGTGGGATGGTGATTTCGTCGCCGTTGACCCGAATACCGGCACCACGAAGCGTCTTCCCAACACAGTTGCCGCCGCTGCAGCGAATCCCGGTGCGTGAGGCCGCGACTACAGGCATTGAGTTTTGAAACCCGCCCATTGTGGCGGGTTTTTGCATATCTGAAAGGAATTAACCTATGGCTACTGTTGAGAAGACGATTCTCAGCCCTTCGGCGGCGTCGGGCATCACCGATGAAGCGTTCAACAGGCTTGACGCGAAGCTGCCGTTCTCCCGCGTCCTGCCGGTCACCTCGAACAATGGTGAGAAGACTGTGCGATGGACGCCGTACATTCCGGCACCGGCCATTGATGCGATGCTTCTGCGCGCATGGGATGCTGAAGCAGGATACCTGAAGACCACCGAACAGAGCGCCGAGAAGTACGCGGGCCTGCTTCCGATGTCGAAGAAGGCGCACATCTCCGAACGTGACCTTGTCGGTCGTACCGGTGACAACACGTTCCTTCGCTCCAAGCTGTCGGAACAGTTCGACCAGTTAGGCCGTGAGGCCGCCGTCAAGGTGGAACTGTTGCGTATCGCCGCGATGGTGGACGCGAAGATCTCCATCAAGGAGAACGGCGTCAACGCCACCTATGATTTCGAGCGTCCTGCCGCGTTGCATGATGTCGCGCCGACGAAGAAGTGGAATGCTGCTGGCGCCACCCCGTTGAAGGACATCAAGAAGTGGGTCAAGCTGATGGCCGACAACCACGGCCGTACCCCGTCCGCCGTCCTCACGACAAGCGCGGTCATCGAGGCGTTGACCACGAACGAGGAGATCATCACCGCGTTCACCGGTCAGAACATGGCAAACAGCCCGTCGTTCATCTCCCCGGCCAATGTCCGTCAGGTGCTTGCATCCTATGCGGGCCTGACTGACATTCAGGAGATTGACCTGATGTACACGCAGCTGGAACGTGACAATGGCATCCTGCTGCCGGTCTCGGTGAACTCGCTGATCCCTGACGCGACGTTCCTGATGTTCTCCAGCTTCAACGACATGACGCTTGGCTTCACCGCGTCCGGTCCGACCGTTGAGGCAGCCGACCCGGAGTATGGCATCAACCGTGCCGACAACAGCGGCATGATCGGTCTGGTCATGAGCGATGCGGCGCCTACCCGTTACGACGTGTGGGTGAACGGCTCGTACATGCCGATTCTCCAGCAGGCGGTGTCCACGTTCAAGGCGAACGTGCTCTGACCTGTGCGGGGAAGGAGGGTGTGCGATGGCCGTTGATGTCGAAGACATTGACTGGATTGATGCGATCCTCACGTATGGCGGGAACACGCCGGAAGCGTTCATCGACCGTTTGGATGATGAGAAGTGGATCATCCCGCATTGCCTGACGGCGTGTGACATTGCGTTCGCTGAGTGCCCGTCTGCCCGCTACAGGTTGGATAGTGGCTCGTTGAGCGAACGCACGTTCACGTATGTGATCTGTTCGATGGTGTTGCGTGTGGCGCGTTGGTCGATGCGTAAGAGCGAATCGAACGGCGCGTACACGCATACCGATCAGGTCATGGACATGACTCCGCCCGGTTGGGAGGTCAGCCCGGATTTGCATGTGACGAAGAAGGAGCGGGCCCTGCTCACTGGTGTGAATGAGGATTCCGCTCCGTTCGGCACGGTGACGCTCGGGCTTGACCGTGCGTATGGCAGGTGATGCCGAATGGCGTACCTGTTTTCGTCGGACAACCCCAAGGAGCCGGTCGAATCGTCGTTCGAGGAGGAGCCGTTTGCCAAGCCGACGGATTTGTTGTATTCGTCGAAGGTCATTGTGCAGCTTGCTTCGGTTCACCGGTCGGCGCATGGTGTGACCTACGAGTTCGGGGAGAGTTTCTACTGTTGGTGCTCTCTTGAGGGTCGTGAGCAGCAGGCTGGCATGTTCTCGATTTCCGGGTCTGAGGACAAGAGTCCGCAGTCGTCGGGTGGTTTGCGTGAGGTCACAGTCAAGCAGATATTGGCGCGTGAATGGCACGGTGATATTCACACGTTCGTGTGGATTCATGGTGACTTGTATGACGTGGATGGTGCGCCCGAGCATCGTCGTCATGGCAAGACGCACCATTGGGAGATTCGTGTGCGTCGTGCGGCTGATTTGGGACAGATTCCCGAAGAATACCGGTTGCAGCCGAAGCTTCCCGCGGAGGATGCGCCAGTGTGGGGTGCGAGCGGGGAGGCGGTGGCATGGTTCGAATCCGACTCGATAGGAACTTGAGCCGTAAGGTCGCTGAAGCATTCGGCCCCGAGATCACGCGTCGTGAGGCACGCAAGGTGATGGCGCGCGCGAAAACGTTGGCGAACGCCGCCGCTGTGGGCCGTAACCCCGGTCATTCGGTCGCTGACCGTATGGAGTTCGGGATGGAATACCACGGTATCGATACGACGGTTGGGTTGACGGTCACGGGGCGTGACGGCACTGATGTGACGTTGGCGCACGAGTTCGGCGCTTGGAACGAGCAGGCCGGCAAGTTCGTTGAAGGGCATCATGTGATGCAGCGTGCGGCGAGGGGAGGCTAACCGCAATGGGATTGCCTTCCATTGATTTGAACTTGTTTCCCGAGATGCGGCCGCAGCCTGACGTGGAAAGCCTGGTCATGGACTTGTTCGAACAAGGGTTCCGTCAGGCGCCTATTGGTTCTGTTGGTGGTGAGTTCCAGCCTTCCCCGTTGGTGGAAACCAGTTGGGAGAGGGAGACGAACAATAGCGTGAGCCGTTTGGCCGTAACGGACGGACGGTTGAAGGTGCGTGTGTTCAACGAGATCGATGTGGATGTGGACGCGTATGTGCAGGCGGTGGATGTGGTGGTGTTCCATTGCGAACCGCCGGTGTTCGCGGGCCGGCGCCACCAGTCGCATATGTGGGAGTGTTCCATGAGCCTGCTGGTGGAAAGCGTGGACGCCGATAGGGCGTTCCGTCTGGCCTCGTATGTGCGTCAACTGGTCATGTGTTGGCCGCGTTTTGCCCCTACCGAGTGGGGGCAGGTGGCGAAAATCACCACGCCTCCCGCATTTGCGAAAGCGGCCGGCGGCAAACAGGCCACCAGCAAACGTGTCAAACAGTACGCGACCGCCACCACATGCGAGTTCCATGTGCGCGACCCGTTCTCATAATTCAAAACCTTAGTTTTTTGTCCCCTGCACGGTTTCCGTGTGGGGGATTTTTGTTTGAAAGGACAAACAAATATGGCAATCAACGACAATGCCGTGTATTTCGCCGAGTACGGCACGATCTTCTACGCGGACCCCGGTACCGCGTTACCCGCGAGCGGGCTCAAGGGGTTCCATTTGACGGATGCCGAGGTGAGCAGTGCCGATACTGGCAAGAAGTGGAAGAACCTCGGTCACACGTCGAACTCCAACAAGATCGAGATCAATCTCGAAGGCGGTGAGAGTGAATCGTTCCGCAGCTGGCTCAAGTCGAACCTGAAGACGAAGAAGAGTTCGGATGGTTCGATGACCATCACTGCGAACGCGTTGCAGATGGATGCGGAAACCCTTCAGCTGATCTTCAATGGCACGGCCACCGAGAATGGTGTGGGTGCAAACGTCAACTCCGATCCGAAGGAGCTCGCGATCGTGATCATCACGCAGGAGACGCAGAACTCGACCGAACCGGTGTTCGGTTTCCACTTCGCGAAGACGAAGGGCAGCCCGTCCGGTGCCCCGCAGCTCAATGGTGATTTCATCGAACAGGGTGTGCAGTTCACGGTCGAATCGCCGGGTACCGGCAAGCCTGATTTTGAGTTCCTTCTGCTTCAGGATACGGCGAAGGCCGCGTCCACTACTGGCGGTGGCGCTTCCACCGGTAAGTGATCCAGGTTTCCCCGCACGTGTGTTCTCCCATCCATGTGCGGGGATTTTCTTCTTGATGGGGGAATGTCGAAAACCAAACCTTGATGGGAGAGAAACATGAGTGTCGATAATGGCGTGCAGAACAAAGAAGTCGAAGAAGAAGAAGTCGAGTTCCCGCAAACGTGGGAAGCGCTCGTAGAACAGGACCCGATCCTTGCGGGTTTACCCAAGCCGATGCCTGCCGAATCGTTTTCGTTTGATGTGGCGGCACGGTTCGAGGAGGCTCGTACACGCATGTATGTCGCGTTCAACGAATCGGCGCGTAACGAGGATGATGCGCGCGAGGTCAACATGGTGCATGAGCGTGTCGAAGCGTTGCGTGGCATGATCGCATGGGTCAAGACCGTCACGGACGATGAGGCCAAGGTGGACGAGTTCACGCAGGGCATGGATGTGAACACGTTGTTCCTTACGTTGCTGGTGGTTGTGAAGTTCGTTGAGGACCAGTTGGGAAAATCCGTGCAGTCGAAGACCTCTTCGACCAGTATCCGGTAGAACTGACCGCTGACTTCCAACGTTTCTACGGGTTGGATATTGTGTCTGGCCCACGGTTGAACCCGGTGCGTGCGATGCGCCTGTTGTCGGGGTTGAACGCGATGCCTGACAGTTTGTACCGGGCGCGCGTGTTGCAGGAACGCACCGAGGCCGGTGGGTTCGATGACACGGGTGGGGATAGGAACAGCGAACCGGTTGTGTTGCCTTGGCTTGGGTGGGATTCGTCGATGATGCTGCTCGCTGATGTGCGCAACATGATGGACGGGTATCTGGCCGCCAAGGCGGATAGTCGCAAGGTGAAAGCCAATCCGGTGCATCCGCCTTCCTATATGCCGCCGCGTGAACTGCCCACACACGGTGAGGTCAGCGCGCTTGAGTTCGTGCGTATCGCGCACATGATGGGCAAAACCAATACCACCGTGTGACGGTGGTTTCTTATGACGGGAAGTTTGGCTTCCCGTTTCGCCTGTGTAGCTCAACGGATAGAGCACCGCTCTCCTAAAGCGGGTGTCGCCGGTTCGATTCCGGCCACGGGCACTTACCAATTGTTGTTTTCGTATGGGGGTGGAGTATGGCGTTCAAGGCCGGTACCGTCATCATCGATGTCGAACCGAACACTCATGGTTTCTACCGGAAGGTGAAAGCCATGTTGGAACGTCTGGACGACCAGACGATTCACTTGGATTCCGATTTGGACACGATGGGTGTGCGCCGTCAGATCGAACGGTTGGAACACTCCGGTGGGACCATTGATTTCGGTGTGCGCATCAATCCACGCGCGTTCGACAAAGTGCACCGGCAGCTCGCGGAACTGGAGATGTCCACTGACATTGACGTGGACGTGGACACGTCCGATTTCGACAAGAGTCTGAACGAGGCGATGAACCGTCAGTGTGCCCGCGTGAAGCAGCTTGGTGAGGAGCAGAAGCGCACATGGCGTGACGGTTGGAAGTTCCTTGACGAGAACACGGCGAAACACAAGAAGCTCAGTGATTCAATCTTCTCCAACGAGGTCGCGTACACGAAGCTGGGCAAGGCGATAGACGAGGCCGTGGCCCGCCGTAATTCGTTCAAACGTGGCACGGATGAATACAAGTCGTTGAGCGAAGAGGTGAAGGGCCTCCGTAAGGAGTACACCAAGCTGGGCAGGAGCATCAACAAGCAGAAGAAAGAACTGGTTTCCACCGAGGAGACGCGTAGGAAGTTCCTGCGCGACCATGAGTCGAAGCTCGCGAAGATCAACGCCGACTATGACAAGCAGGCGAAACTACTCAAGGACATGCCCCTCAAGGCCCACAACAAGCAGTTGAAGGAACTGGCATCGAACCTGCTCAAGGCCGAGGGCAACGTGGATTCGTTGCGTCGCGCGATGGGGCGTGTCCAGTTCATCGACACGAAGGGCCAGATCAAGGCCCTTGATGACATGTCGGCTCGTGTGAGCGCGTTCCAGAAGCAGTTGCTGGCCGTGCGTGACAGTCCGGAGGCGACGGTCAGGTTCAGGACGGAACTTGACAAGAGCGGGCTGCGTGAGGATTTGGCACGGTTGAGCCGTGGCGTTGAGGTTGAGGTGCGTGTCAACGCGCAGCAGGCCGCTTTGGAACGCTTGGAAAACGAGCTGTTCGAGCTTGAGCACAAGCGGGTGAACATTCCCGTTGATTTGAAGGTGGATTATGAGAACGCGATAGCGGAACGTAAGCGTCTCATTGAGCAGATTCGCCGCAATCCTGAAATGGATTGGGAAATCAAATCGAACGTTGACATTGACGAGGCGAACGCACGACGCAAGCTGCGAGACTTGCAGAACGACTATGACAAGCTCGACATGGACGTGGATTTGGAAACCGCGTTGGCCCGCGCCCATCTCGCGTACTTCACCCGTCCCCGCACGGTGGACATCTTCGCGAAGTTCCATGGCACGGACTTGGGTAAGATTCTCGGCGGCATGACCGCTGGTGCGACCGGTTTGCAGGGTGTGCAGAACCAGTTCCAGAATCTGGTGAACCTGTTCGACCGTTTGGACAAGGTCGTGCCCAAGGTCGCGCTTGTGGGTACCGTCCTTTCTGATATTGGCGCTGGTGCGATCAATCTGGCCGGCACGGTCGGTGGTCTTGGCAAGAGCATCGTGAGCATGTCGAAGGCTGCGTATGCAGCGCCTGCCGCGTTGACGGGCATGGGGCTGGCGTACGCGTCGCTGCGCATGATTATCGGCGACAAGGCCAAGGCGTGGAGTGAAAACATCAATCTCGCCGGCACCGCGTTGGAAGGCTTGGGCGAGAAACTACAGGACACGTTCTACGGTAAGGCGGCTCCGGCGTTCAAGGAGTTCGCGAACCAGGTCGGTGGTGTAGTCGGCCCGCAGATGCAACGGTTGGCCGCTCTCGAAGCGGACGTGTTCAACGGCATGTTGAACATGGTTTCGGCGTCGAACAAGGTCGGTCAGGTCGGTCGCGTGTTCACGCATGTGAACGATTCCATCAAACTGCTTGTGCCGGGCGTTGAGAGCGTGGTGCGCTCGTTCCTTGACTTGTCCGATGTGGGCGGCACGTATCTGGCTCAATTCTCGAACTGGATCAGCCGCAACATGGAATGGTTCTCGACATGGGCGCGCACTGTGCAGGCTGATTCCAGCACGGTTGACCGTGCCATGGCGCAGGTCAAGGAGCAAGCTGGTTATCTGGCGGATTCGTTCTTCGCGCTCAAGGGCGTGCTCCGGGGCGTGTTCGAACCGTTGGCGCAGAACCAGAACGGGCTCGAACGGTTCGCCGTGAACCTGAAGAAGGCCGAACACGCGGTCAATTCCATCAGCTTCCAGGACACGATGCAGGCATGGGTGCGTGGCGCCCAGGACGCGCAGCATGGCATGCGGGACGCGTTCGGCCAGATCGGTGACGCGGCGAACATCATGCGTAACGATGTGGCGAACGTGATGACGTCGTTCGGCCAGTTGACCGGCAACGTGTTCGGCAGCCTGACCGGGCTCATGTCGCGTGTATCCCCGTCGCTCAGCCGGTTCGCGGATGGTGTCAAGGACGGGTTCACGTCCATCAGCGGCGCGTTGAAGGACGCGGCACCCATGTTCTCCCAGTTGGTGAGTATGGCCGGTGAATTGTCCCGCACGTTCGGTGGCACGTTCGCGGCCACGTTGAAGGCCGCTGCACCGATGATCGAACAGGTCGCCAAGGCCACGGAAAGCGTGGCGAAGGCGTTCAACGCGTTGCCTGATTCCATCAAGGGCGCAGCGGGCTTGTGGATGACGTTCGGCCGTTCCGGCGTGCAGGCATTCTCAGCACTCAAGCAAGGCATGCTGGAAAACATCACCAACATGCTTTCTTACCGTAAGAATCTTGCTTCGGTTGGTTTGAGCGCCGGTGAGGCCGGTATCAGCTTCGGACAGTTGGTGAAAGCACAACTCGCCATGCGTAACGGCAACATCGCCGGAGTGCTTTCGCAGACTGGTTCGAATGCTGCTGTGATGGCGTCGAACATGGGCAAAGCTGCTGGCAAGACCGGTGGTCTTGTCGGTGGTTTGAAGAACGTTGGTAGCGCGGTGCTCGGCGCGTTCGGTGGTGTTCCTGGACTGGTTGGTGGCGCAGCGTTGGCTATCGGTGGCGGTGCGATTATGACGGCCATTTCCAGCTATTCGCAGCATGTGAGTGATCTCAAGAGCGTGCAGGCCGGTTTCAACGAGGCGATGCGTGCCACGCCGGGGGCTTTGGCGCCAACTGCGAGCAGTCTCGACGATTTGGCGAACCGGATGGATAATTTCGCGGTCAAGACGAAGGAGGCGTTCTCTCAACAGCGTAGTTTCTGGGACAACATCAACCCGTCAAGGACTGATTTCAATACGATCAATGATGCGCTCGGCAAGATCGGCGTGGGTGTGGATGACGTGGCGAAAGCGACTGGTGCAGGCCGTGACGAGTTCGAGAAGTATGGTCGGAAACTTGCTGACATCAGCGATACGAACATGCGTAAGTATCTTGAATCGTCCGGTGACGTCGCACAGTCTTACAAGGAGCAGGCGGATGCCGCCAACACCGTGTTCGACAAGATGAACGACTTGCGTAAGGCCATGCTTGACGAGCTCAAGGTCAAGGCTGTTTCGGTGGGGAAGACCGCTGATTACGTGGATCAGTTGGATAAGCAGGGACAATCCGTGCAGTCGATAAGCGCTGGTTTGGTGACGGCTGAGGAACGTATGCAGACGTATGCTTCGGCCCAGTCGAAGGTGTCGCAGATGTTGCGTGAGCAGCGTTCCGCTTGGACGAGAGCGCAGGCTGCTGGCGGCAGCTACTACAGCACGCTTGAGCAGATGCCTTCCATGCTGGAGCAGGTGCGCAAGGAGGTTGAGCAGGGCAATAGTTCGTGGAAGGGCATGGCCGACGGATTCGATTTGACGACCGAATCCGGGCGGAGTGCCGCGGACGCGATGAGCACGCTCGCTTCGAATGCGAATGCGTACATTGACGCGATGGTTGCCCGTGGGGACAGTTGGGATACGGTCAACGGCAAGTATTCCGAATTGCGCAAAAACCTTGAGGATACCGCGCGTCAGGCCGGTGTCGCCGAGGGTGATGTGTCGGCGTATGTGGATACGTTGCTTGGCACGCCTGAATCGGTGAAGACCCGCATCGAGGTGCAGGGCCTTGAACAACAGTCACAGATGGTGAGCCTCATCGATTCGATGCAGGTATTGTTCCCCGATGGTTCACGCGACCAGACGCGCAAGTTCCTGTTGGAGGCTGTGGCGAGCGGCACGTTGGATGTTGACCAGTTGAGCAAGAAGCTCAACGAGTTGTCCGACGGCAAGCATGAGATTGTTGTCTCAGCGGACGGCAAGCAGTTGACCACCGTGCTAGCCGATGCCGAAGGCACGTTGAATGAGTTGTCCGGCAAAACATGGGAAACGTATCTCCAGGCGCGTGTTGAGGGTAAGTCCGATGTGGAATCGCTCAACATTGCGTTGGAGGATTTTCCTGAACTGAAGAAGGCCGTTGCCGAAGCCGAAGCGAAAGGCAAGGACAAGGTAGAGGCCCTTCATGATGCAATCATGGAGCTCAACAGCAAAGAGGTCAAGATTGATGCGGATACCACTCAGGCCGGCGCGAAGATTGATGCGCTCAAACTGACGGTGAAACGGTTTGAGGATAAGCCTGGCATGGTTCAGTTGGATGCGAACACTGATCCGGTGTTGCGCAAAATTGCTGAAGTCAATGGTTGGCATATCGACCCGAAGACTGGCGAACTGTGGTTGGATGATACGCAATACCGGCAGGTGCTTGCCATCACGCAAGGATTGCAGATCGAGCCGAAGACCGGCCGGTTGATTGCCGAGAACAATGAGTATTGGCAGAAGCTCGCTGAAACGAATGGTTGGACGATTGACCCGAAGACCGGGTACATCTATGCGAATGGCGATCAGGTGATTACTGTTACGCAGGGTGTGCAGGAAGCGTTGTCAAGTGTCAGCGACAAGGCGTGGAGCGCTTATCTTTCTGCGATTGTGTCCGGCAAGAGCGAGGTTGACGCCATCAAGGACGCGTTGAACGCCACACCGGAGTTGAAGGAGGCTTTTGTCAAGGCGCATGAGGAGGGGAAGCCTCTTATTGACGCGTTGCGCGAAGCCATTGATTCCGTGCCGGAATCGCATACGAACCGTACCGCTGCGTATACGAGCGGTAAGGGTGATGTGGATGCGATGAACAAGTCCGTTCGTCAGGTGCCGAAACAGTGGAATCCGAATGTTCGTGCCGCTGTGTACGGCAGGGGTGAAACGGACGGGTTGCGTGAGGCCATCAAGAGCGTGACGAGCAAATCAGTGAGTGTTTCCGCTTCGGTTTCCGGACTGGGTGCGGTGCAGACATTGGCGAGTTCGATTGGTTCGGTGGTCAGCAAGACGGTTGACATCATTCAACGTGTCACCAAGGTTCAAGCGGCTACTGGTGGTCGTATTCACGGGCCGGGTACGGGTACTTCTGATTCGATTCCTGCGATGTTGTCGAATAACGAGCATGTGATTCGTGCGGCGTCGGTGGCGAAACTGGATCGTGAGGTTGGCCCGAACTTCCTGAACGTGTTGAACCGTACTGGTGATGTCAACAAGGCGTTGGCGAATGCATCTAACCGGTATTTGGCGTCTGCTGTGGATTTGGCGCGTGGCGCGTATGCAACGGGTGGCAGGGTGCAGAAGGCGTTGAGCCAGGATTCGATGACCGTGGTTGTCGATGGTGGCCGGACGGTGAACCAGACGTTCAATGTGAGCACGAAGATTGTTCGTTCGGATCAGGATTTGCATGCTGCAGCGCAGATTGACCGTGCAGCGTTGATGCGCACAGCTAGGAGGGAGGCCCGCTTGTGAGTGTCGCGTTCATTGAGTTGAGTGCGGGTGGTGTTCCCCCGGTTCGTTTGGAGTGCGAACCGGGGGATGATCCCCGGTTGTATTTTCTTGAGGCTGGTATCACGGGCTGGTATTCAACACCTGACCTGAAAGTAAGCACGGTTGAACGTGGCAGTGGTGATGGTGCGCATGATATTCCCGATTCGGTCATTGATTACGCGTCGCGTACGGTGCAGGTGCATGTGGCGGCGATGGGTGGTGACCGTGGTGAGACCTTGCGTGAGTGGGATAAGGTACGCCAATTCACTCATCGTTTGGTGCGGTTGCGGCTTGTCGATGATACTCGGGACGCCTATGTGGAGGGCATGTTCCAATTGGAGGGTCCGGCCGAATGGGAGCCCGACCTGATGGAAGGCGTGCTCACGGTCGTGTGTAACCGGCCTGAGATTTTGGCGACGAACCCGTGTACGGGCCAGATGCTTCCGGTGGATGCGGACGGGCGAGGCCAAGGAGGCTTGTCGTATCACCAGCCGTTGCTTTCGACCCATTGGGAGGGTGAACCGAACAATAGTGTGAGCGTGTTGAAATACCCTGACTTGTCGGGCACGAAAGGGTTGCGTTATCCGTTGACGTATGCGGGGCCGCGCACGTCGTTGCAATCGAACCAGTTGGTGCTCGAAAACCACGGCACGTCCCGCGCTTACCCGGTGTTCACGTGTAATGGGCCGATGCCGAACGGTGTCGATCTGGTCGTGGAGGGCGCCGGCTTGTGGTTGAAATGCTCACAACCCGTGTATGGTGAGCCGCTCATTTTGGATTCGCGTAGCCGTACCGCGTCGGTTGGTGGGTTGGATGTGTCGCGCACGTTGGAGCAGCGCGGCTTCCCCGTGGTCGAACCGGGTGGGTCGATCACGGTCACGTTGAGGACTGCCGGCACTGGGTTTGTGAACGCGTTGGTGCGTGACACGTGGATGTAGGCGCCTGACTTTCAGGCAAGTAATCAAGGGATTGGAACCGTCATACCTCTCGTAGGTGTGGCGGTTCTCTTGTATGCAAAGGAGGCGCGTATGACCACCGCGTTGGGTGTGAGCGTCGATGAGAACGACAATGGTGTGACCCCGTTGACGCACCGTATGATTATCGGCTCGTTCTTCCAGAACAAGGGTGTCGTGGACGGGTTGAAGGTGACTGGCCGTTCCGATTTGAAGTATGCGGTCGCGGCTGGTGTCGCGGTGTGTTCGCGCGCGGCCAGTGATGGGAAGATGCTCGCGTATTGGCCGGGCGGCACGACCGAGGAAGCGGTGAACGCTGGTGACCCGTCGAACCCTCGTGTGGATGTCATCTGGATTCGTGCGAACAACAAGCCCGATTACTCGTCCGACAAGGACAATCAGGTGCATGTGGGTGTCACGCAGGGCGTGGCGTCCGCGAACCCGGTGAAACCGGTGATTCCCGCTGATGCGACCGAGATTTGTTGCATGCGCATGCCGGCCGGGGCGACGAGCACGCAATCGGCGTCGATGATATGGACGGTGCCGTACGCGTTGCCGTACGGGTCCACGCTTGGTGTGGTCGCGGAGAACTGGGATCGGCGTAATTTCTCGTGGACTGCGAACAAGGGTGTGATCGTGCGTGAGCAGAAGGTCACGTTCACGCTTCCCACGGACCGGTTGCTCAGGTTCACGTACAAGTGCAATTTCTCGGCGCAGAACGCGACCAAGGACAGTGTGAGCGAGTGGGCGATGCAGTTCTATGTGGACGGCACGCCGTTGGATCATTCCGCGACCAACATGGTGTCGCATAACACGTCGTGGACGACCCATGAGACGAGCTATATTACGGCGGTGGCCGCTGGCACGCATACCGCTGAGATCGGTGGCTGGTTCGGGTTCGGGTCGAAACCGAACTTCCATTACAACGATGCGACCGGTGACCAGAACGCGGTGTGGACCGGGCGTCGTTTCCTGATTGTCGATGTGGGTGCGGCGGTGTAGCCATGGCGTTTCGTGATGGTTGGAACGCGTTCTTGTATGACACGGTGACCGGTTTGCTTGGCCAACAGATCGACGTTCCGTCGTTCACGTGGTCGATGAGTGTGTCTGACGCGTCGTTTTCCACGACGAAGGACAAGGGGTTCGGGATTGATGACGTGTCGGGGTTGGAGTTGCCGTGGGGGCAGATTCCGGGCGTGGACGCTGCCGCACGGGCGTCGGCGTTGATGCCGTACAAGCGTGGCCTTGTGTTGTTCTGGCATTCTCAGGCTGATGACCCGAACAAGCCTGGCCGGCCCGTGTTGGCTGGCGCGTTGGGTGTGCGCAAGTCCTCCCAGTTGGACGTGAGTGTGCCGTTCGTGTCGATACTTGGCCTGCTTGAGGACAGGTATTTGGTGCATGAGGGCCGGTTCGGCAAGGGTGCGGGCAATAGTTCGCCTGACGAGTTCCGTTGGGTGAATCTGTCGTATCGGGCGTTGGCGTGTGAGACGATCCGCCAGTGCACGGAAATGAAGCCGGGTGGCACGCTGCCGATTGATTTGCCGTATTTGGGTGAGAAGGGCACGCACCAGCTTCCCGAGGTGGCCGGTGATGAGGAGGACAAGCCTGAATCCGGTGAGAAGACCGTGAAGAAGGTCAACAAGTCGGACGGGTGGGTTTCGACCACTGTAGAGGCCGATAAGACGACGGTCGTGGACCATACGGAGAAGGTCACGTCGAAGACGGTCACGGTCAAGGAGAAGTACACGGTATGGCAGAAAGGCAAGCGGGTCGAACGTACCCGTGACAAGCAGAAGACGATCCGTACCGGTCGCACGGTGACCGAGGTGAAGACGGAGACGAAGCCGAAAGGCTCGTACCGGGTCGAGAAGACCGTCACGAAAACGGTGACGACGTATTCGTATGACAAGGACGGCAAGGAGACCGGCAGCACGAAGAAGACCGAGGGGCCGACCACGACGGTGGAGCAGAAACCAACCGAGGTGAAGTACCGTGACTTCAATGTGGTGAACCACCGGTGTTCGGACATCCTACGCGCCATCGCCAATTCGGCTGGCGGGCCCGACATGCAGTTCCGCCCCTATTTGACCGAGGACGGGCAGCATATCCGTTTCCGGTTCCTCGCTGGTTCTGACGGTGACGTGTTCCTGTATCAGGACAAGCGGTTGAGTTTGACGTATGCGGCGGGACAGTCGTGCACGTTGGAGAACGTGACGGTGGACCGTGCGCAACCCGTGCACCGCGTGTACGGTGTCGGTGCTGGTACCGGCAGTGGCACGTTGACGGTGTTGGCTGAGGACCTGTCATTGGTGACCCGGAGCGACCCGTGGCCGCTCATGGAATCCACGTATCAGGATTCCAAGGCCGAGGAGATCAACGTGTTGCGTGGTGGCGCCACTGCCGTGTTGCAGGCGAACTCACGGCCGTTGATGCAAATCAAGGGTGAGGTCAACGCGTATGACATGGACGCTTCCGGCATGCCGTTGCATGCGTTGGGCAGTTTCTGGCCGGGGGAGATGTTCGACGTTTCCATTCAGGGATTCCCTGATCTGCCGGATGGTGTGTATGCGATGCGGTTGATGCAGATGAGTGGGGATGAGACGGGGAAGGTCGAGTTGACGTTCGATATCACGACCGACCCGGTGTATTAGCGAGGAGGCGCCCAATGGCGATTCATGAGGAGTTGAATCCGGATGATGCCGCGTTGCCGTTTCTGACGGCGCGCGGCATGCGCATGTTGGCGACGGATAATGCGGCGCGTACGGCGGGTGTGATTGTGGTCCCGAACCGTGATGGCACGGATACGGTGTTGGGTGTGAATGGTGTGGCGCCGTGGGTGGGGGACACGACGCCTCCCGGCCGTCCGTTGGATATCGAGGCGACCTCGCATCTTGGTACTGCGCTTATCCGTTGGGGCGGTGAGCTGGAGGGTGGTATTCCGTCCGATTTCCGGTGTGTGCAAATCTGGGCGAAACAGGTGGGCGCCACGGCGGATGAGAAGACACTGGTGGGTGTGCTTTCGTCTGCCGGTGAGGTGAACACTGGTGTGTTCGCTGCGGGAACCACGTTGGACGTGTGGGCCACCGCCCTTGATAATGCGCATGACCGTGATGGTTCGCCGGCGTTTAACGAGTCGGTGGAATCCATGCATGTGCAGGTGGAGATTCTGCCGATCGTCAGCCAGCAGGAGTTCGACGAGGCCGCAGACAATATCCTGGCGGCGGCGGATGAATCCGTGAAGGCGCAGATCGAACGCGTGGATACCGACCTTGCTGCCACCAATGAGGCGATTGACCGGAAGGCTGGGGAGACGTTGGCGGCGGCGAATGCGGCTGCGGAAGCGAACCTGAACCGTGTGCAGGAAGAGATCGCGGGTGAGGGTGGCAGGATAGAGCAAGCCGCGAACGCCGCGTACGACCGTGCCAAGGAGTATGCGGACACCATTCAAACGAACGTTGATGGTGATATGGAACGCCTCACGGTCAAGATCAACAAGACCGCCGAGGACACGTTGTTCGCCGCGAAGCAGGACACGGCGCAGCATATCGCTCAGGTCAACAAGGACATTGAGGCCGCGAATCAGAAGATCGATGATACGGCTGCGAAGACATTGGCTGACGCGAACGCTGCCGCAGCTGCTCAAGTGGCGGCGGTGGATGCGAAGGTTGATGCCGCGCAGTCGAAGGCCGATGCGAACGCGGACGCGATAGCTGCAACGAACGCGGTGGTCGAAGCGAACAAGCAGGCCGCCGATGAAGCGCAGAAACAGCTTGACCAGACTGTGACCGAGCATGGCAGTGTCCTCGAATCGGTGAACAAGGATATCACCCAAGCGAAGAAAGACATCCTCGTGAACGCCCAAGCGGCTGCTACTGCCGATGGCAAGGCCGACAAGGCGCAAGAGGACGCGGACAAGGCGCAAGCCGACGCAACCAAGGCGAATGCGGGTGTGGTCGCGGCGAACAAGGCCGCAGCTGACGCCGCCGAGGATGCGGCTTCCGCGAAACAGGACGCGGCCGAAGCCGCCGGCATCGCGAACGGGAAAGCTGACGTGCTCATCCAGTCCACGGCGCCCGTGGCTGCGATGCGCAAGGCTACAACACTGTGGATTGACACCACGAATGGGGCGAATACGCCGAAGCGGTGGAACGGGTCGGCGTGGGTCGCGGTCACGGACAAGCAGGCCGTGGACGCCGCCAATGCCGCCGCGGCCGCGCAGACCACGGCGGACAATGCGCAGACGACAGCGACTAGAGCGGAAACGTTGGCCGCGAATGCCGACGCGAAAGCAGTCGCGGCCACTGCCGCCGCGAACAATGCACAGACCACGGCGGACAGCAAGAACACGGTGTATATGCAGGTGACTGACCCTCGGTTGGAAACTGATAAGGCCGCGTTGATCGTGCCGGGTGACTTGTGGTGGCAGACGAGCACGAAAGCACCGGAAACATATTGGATGGGTGAAGCCAACAACAGTGTTTCCGTGCTGGTTGACCATAGTGGCGAGATCGAGCACATGTGGGTGTGGAACGGGTCGCGGTGGAACAGCCATGTGCTCTATGCGCAGGATATGCTCGTCAACGGGTCGATTGTGGCGGAACTGTTGGCCGTGGATTGCGTCGAGGCGCGTCACATCAAGGTTGGTGCCATCGAAGCGGACAAGCTCGCGACGACCGCCCTCTATGGCAAGGTCGTCAAGGGTGGTACGTTCCTGACGGCGAATGAGCGCCTCATCATCGACGACGCCGGTTTGTTACTCAAGGACGCCGGCGGGAATGCGACGATCACGATGCTCGCCGGTGACGGCAGTGCCACGTTCCGTGACGTGCTGATCGTGGGTGGCACGTTGACTACGCCCACGTTGACGTCGGGTGAGATCACTGGTGGCACCATCAGTGGCGCCACGGTGACGGGCGGCACCATCCAGACCGTGAACGACGCGCATAAGGGCATCAAGCTCACGGGCGGCAACCTCGACATCTACCGCAGCGACCAGAAACGGTTCCTGCGCGCGAACGAATCCGGCCTGTATATCAACGACGGCGCGAAAGACGTGCTCGCGTTCTTCAACGATGCCGGCACATGGAAGTTGAAGCTCACGGGCCCGGTCACGTCGGGTGGTGAAATCAGTGGCGCCACGGTGACGGGTAGCACGGTGCAGACCAGTGCGCAAGCCGATACAGGCATCAAACTCGTCGGCGGCAACCTCGACATCTACCGCAACGACCAATCGTTGTTCATGCGGGCGAATGAATCCGGGTTGCTGCTCAAGGACGGTGAACGAACCGTCCTCGGGTTCTCCCGCGTGCTGCGCACGTATTGGGAGGGTGAACCGAACAATTCGGTCTCCGTGTTGTCTGATGGGTGGCAGCTCACGTTGGACGGCGCGATACAGTCCGGTGGGGAGATCACCGGCGCGGTCATCACCGGCGGCACCGTGCAGACGAACGCGGCCCCGAACAAGGGCCTCAAACTCAAGGACAACAATTTGGACGCGTACATGGCGTCCGGCACGAGGTTCCTGAGGTTGAACGAGGCCGGCCTATGGTTCAACGATGGGTCGGCGGACGTGTTGTCGTTCACGCAATCCAATGGCGCGTGGAAGCTCCGGCTCACGGGTGCGATACAAGCCGGTGGAGCCATCAGCGGCGCCACCGTCACCGGCAGCACCGTGCAGACCACGGCCAGTGCTAACCGTGGCGTCAAACTGTATTCGGGTGATGCCACGACCGGCAACCTCGACGTGTACCGTGCGGACGGGAAACTGTTCTTCCGGGTCAACGAGGACGGGTTGGGCGTCAAGGACAGTGACACGAACCTGTTGTCGTTCGCGAAAGTGAACAATGCGTGGAAGCTCTCGCTCAAGGGGGCGATCCAGTCCGGTGGGGAAATCTCGGGCGCGGCCATCACGGGCGCTGCCATCCGCACGAACACCGAGTGGCAGTCCAGTGAGGCCGCGAAGAAATACCGTGGACTGGTCATCACCGACGGTGGCATGTTCGCGTACAAGAACAATGGCAAAGAGGAATACTCGATGGCGTTCACCGCAGCTACGGGTGAGCTCAAACTCGACGGAGCCATTTCCACGAACGCCGTGTTCAACGCGCCGACCATTTCTGCGGGCCAGATGATCGGCACGAACATCTACACGAGCACGGACGAGGACAACCGGGTGAGCATCACGTCTGCCGGGTTGACGGTCACGCATGGCGGCCATACGGTCATCAGTTTCGCGGCTGACGGTGCAGTGGACTTGGGCACGTCGGGCATCGCGGCGGATAGCCGTGTCTCCGACCTGACCGACGAGGTGCATGATTCGTATACGCCACTCGCCACGTTCACCCAGACGACCGACGCATTGGGTGAATCCGTCACGAATGTGCAGACACAGGTTGGGGCGACGGCCGACCGGTTGGACGAGGAGATCGACGCACGCAAACAGTACATGCAGTTCGACCCGAACAACGGGTTAACCATCGGCGACCTGACGAACACTGACGCGTACAGCGTGCAATTGACCTCGACGGCGATGCAATTCCGTGCGGGCAACACCGTCGCCGCATACGTGTCGAACGACCGGTTGTACATCAACAACGCGGAGATTGTAAACACGTTACGTATCGGTAATTTCGCGTTCCTGCCACGTGACAACGGGCACATGAGCCTGCAATACGTCGGCGGCAGCGCAACGGTGCAGGAGGCATGACATGGCTGAGAGCCTGGGTAACATCGTCAATAATTGGCGTGTGCGAAACAAATCGACCGTGACCGCGACGGAAAACGGCCGTGTGCGAATCAAGACGGAATGCTTCATCAATTCCGCGAACGGATACTGGTTCTCAGGGTTGAACGTGCATGGCGGCGCGGCGGTGAACGGGCAGTGGAATACGTTCGATCAGACGAATGTGAGCATCGCGCAGAACTCAGGCGTGGGCTTGGTGGCGAAAGAAATCTGGGTTAATCGCACCAAGGCGACGCAAAGCGTCCTGTGCACTGCTGAGGCCCGAGTCAGCGGGTTCGCGGCAGGCACGTCGAGAAGCGACTTGCGTATCAGCGTGCCACCATTGCCCTCGCACACGGTCTCGTATAACGCGAACGGCGGGTCTGGGGCTCCCGGCAGTCAGACGAAATGGTGGGGTGAGTTCCTTACCTTGTCGAACACGCGGCCCACGCGCGCGAACCACACGTTCCTCGGGTGGGCGACGAGTGCGAACGGTGCGGTCGCCTATCAGCCGGGCGGCCGGTTCGGTTCGGACAACAACGTGACCCTGTACGCGAAATGGAAACTCAACACGAAACCACCCACCATCCAATCGTTCACCGCGCAGCGTGTGGACGAGGCTGGTGATATGGCTGAATCCGGCACGCGCGTGAAATTGTACGTCACATGGAAATGCGACACCTCCGGTGACAGTGCGAACACAGTGCAGTCGGTGACGATAGCAGTGCAGGATGGTGGCACATGGAAAGAGACGCCGGTCACTGCGAGCGGCGCCACTGGCACGGGCACAGTCACCCTGACAGGGCTGTCTGCGGACGCCTCATGGCGTTTCCGTGCCACGGTCAGGGACAAGTACGGTACCGTGAACACGTACACAACGGTAGGCCAGCAACGCTTCCTCTTGGACTTCAGTGCGGGCGGCCGTGGTATCGGCATCGGTGTCGGCGCGCCAGCCGAAGGGGTTGCGATCAACGGTAACCCGGTCACTGTCAACGGGTGTCGTATGCCACGCATCTACGCGGCAAGCAAGACCATCACCCCGACAGCGAGCTCGAACCGGCACACACTGTTCAACGCGGACGAGTGGGCGAAAATCACCGGCACGGATATAGCGGACGGGCATCCTACCGTGCTCGTGTCCAACGGTGACGTCAACGCGCTGAACGTGGCTGTGACGGGCGCCGGGTACGAAGGTTCCACGAAACGGTGGTATGTGTGGCTCGCATCCAATGTTTCTGGTATTTTCCGCGTCAACTACACCATCATCATCTAACCAAAGGAGGAACACCCCATGATCGAGGTGGATGCGAATCAGGTGATCGCCCGCTTGTGCGACCAGATCAGCCAACAGGCGAGGCAGATCGCCGTATTGCAAGCACAAATCCAAACCATGCAACAGCAGCAAGGGGATGATAGTGATGCGTGAATCACGTAACCTGCTGCCGAACCCGAAGCCCACGGATACAAGCGCATGGAAATTCTACAGCCAGAAGGACCTGCGCGTGCAGATGCTGTCCGACAACCGTCTGCATATCACGAACAACGCGAACATTCCTGATAGCTACATCTACACGCAGTTGCAGTTGCCGGCCGGCGTGTACCGGTTCGGTGCGGAAGTGAGCGCCCCGCAGGGCGCGTATGCGTCGAATCTGTTGCGTGTGGTCATCATGCCACGCACGGAGCTCACACCGGCCACATGGGACGGCACGCCGGGCCGCGTAGTCACCCCAGCAAACACGGTGCCTGAAGATTCCACGGTCGAGTTCCGCGTCATGGTCGGCCCGAACGCCAACTGCGCGATCTGGGTGCGCCAGCTGTTTGTCATGACGGAGGAGGATTACCAGCAGATGATTGCTCGAGGCGTCACGTGGTTTGACGGTGATGGAATTGTGACGGGGGGGGGGCTTCTTCCTAGCGCTTTCCGTCCACATGTGGATTGCCGCAGTGGTCTGGTGGTGGTCGCATGAGCAGGCTCATCACCCTACCCGACGGGCGACAGGTCACGGGGTGCAAAAACTATGTGCGCACACCGAAACCGGGTCTGGTGATCGATTCGCGTATAGAGGTGGGCATCGCCCTGGATGCGGCCGGTCTCAAGGCCGGCGCACCGCTCAGCCTCTACGTGCGCGGCGAAACGTCGAACACGCAGACACCACTGCGCGTATGGCTATCCTCGACGACCATGCCGACCGCACGCGAGGTCACACCAGACCAATTCAAGGCCGGCATCCGATTAGACGCCGACAAGGTTGGCACGGACCCCTGCGTGGTGATATTCAACACGACCGCCGGCAGCTACAAACTATGGCATTTCGCAGTGATGCTGCACGACGAAATGGACGAATCCAAGGTCATCAGCCAATTCAACGAATACTATCCGTGAGCCGTGTGACTGCCTCCTATTGGGAGGTGGCGGCATGAGCGAGATCAGGAATCTGTTGCATAATCCGGCTGGCCGGCGTGCGGGCGGCCATGAGTACACGGCCGGTGACTTCGCGACCGTCTCCTATGAGGACCGTGTCACGGTCACGGCGAGACAGAGTTTCGCGTACGCGCAGCGTGGCATCACGCTGCCGGCAGGGGATTGGGTGTATTCCGCGTTTGTCGGGAATTACACCGGTGCTGATACGCCATCCACCACGGAGAACCGTGGACTGTACGTGGTCGTCGGCGGCAAGGTCCACGCGAACCAGACGTTCACCGGCATCAACAAACGCTACACGCTCCAATTCCATCTGGACGCGGAGAGCGTGGTGTCGTTGCGGTTGGCGGGACCGGCCGCCATCGGCGAATCGCTGGCGTGGTGGGCGATGCTGTTGGCCAGCAAACAGGATTACGACGTGATGCGCGCCCTCACCGACGCGAACGGCCAGCCGTTGAACCTCACTTGGTTCGACGGTGACACCTATCCGCGTTGATTTTCGGACAGCAGAGAGGAGGTGAATTTGAATTTTTTGAGTGTGGAAGTCGTCACCGCGTTGGCCGGCTTGGCGACGGGCATCGGCGCGAGCGGTGTCGTCAGTTGGCTGCTCAACCGGTACGACCGGCGCCACCCCGTTGTTGACGTGGACAAACTCGTCAAACGCATCGAGGAACTGAACGCGCAAATCGATCTATCCACGTTGGCGGACAAGCTCGACGCGCTGAACACGGCCGTCATCGAGCTCGCCTACTTGCGCATCCGTGAACGGCACGAGAACGCGATGCGCCACGGATGGCTGCACCCCAACGAGAAACACGTACTCGAACGGTTGTACGCCGCCTATCACAGCATCGGTGGCAACGGGACCGGCACACAGATGATCGAGGACATTAGGCGGCTGCCCAGCATGCCACCCGGAGGCGACCCGACCAGCCGCATGTGTGACGACACGGTGGAACCCCCAGAAACCTATTGAGGCCACAGCAACCACGCTGCGGCCTCTTTCCATATCCAACCAAAACCAAAAGGGAGGTCATTATGACCATGAACGGCATCGACATTTCCAGCCACCAGACCGGCATCAACCTCGCAGCTGTACCGGCTGATTTCGTCATCGTCAAGACCACGCAGGGCAACTGGTACGTCAACCCTGACGCAGACCGCGCATACCAGCAGGCGAAGAAGGCTGGCAAATTGCTCGGCATCTACCATTACATCGACGGACGTGGCGGCGCGGCGGCCGAAGTTGATTATTTCATCAACAACTGCCGTGGCTATCTCGGTGAGGCATTGATCGCCGTTGACTGGGAAATCGACGACAACACCCAGTGGGGCAACACGGCGTATCTCGAACAGGTCGTGCGCGGCATCATCGAAAAGACCGGCATCCGTCCGCTGATCTATGGCATGCAGGCAGGCTATGCGCAGTTGAAGTCCGTCGCCGACAAACTCAACTGTGGCCTGTGGGTCGCCCAGTACGCGAACTATGAGCCGACGGGCTATCAGGCGCACCCGTGGAACGAGGGCGCGTACGGGTGCGCCATCAGGCAGTACACGAGCGCGGGCCGTCTTGCCGGTTACAACGGCAACCTCGATTTGAACATCGCATACATGGACCGCAACGCATGGATGAAGTACGCGGCGAAGAACGGAAACAAGCCCGCTGCCGCACCGTCGAAGCCGGCAGCACCGGCCAAGAAGTCGGAGGATACTATCGCCGCCGAGGTCATCGCCGGCAAGTGGGGCAACGGACAGGACCGCATCAACCGCCTCAAGAAGGCCGGCTACAATCCGGCGACCATCCAGGCGAAGGTCAACGCGAAACTGGGCGCGAACAAGCCAGCAGCCCGCACATACACGGTTCGTGCCGGTGACAACCTCTCGGCCATCGCCGCGCGCTATGGCACGACCTATCAGGCGTTGGCCGCAAAAAACAACATTGCGAACCCGAACCTGATCTATCCGGGTCAGGTACTCAAAATCGACTGAAAGGAAACACATGAGCGAGGAAACCATGAAGTACGACGAGAGCGATCAGGCGTTGCCTGATTCGCTACAGGAACCGGAACCGTACAAGCCTGTGTTCGATGCGAGTGTGCGCACCGCTATCTATGTCGCGTGCACGATTCTTGGTGTGATTCTGGCTGTGGCCGCGCCGGTGGCTATCGCCGCGCATGCGCCTGAGTGGGCGACGATCCTGTTGTCTGCGATGGCGGGTGCGATTCCAACCGTGGCGGCCGCGTTCGGTGTCGCTTACAATCCAAGCCGAACCAACTAG